ATTGTTATAATTTCTGATAGCCCATTTACATAAAGCTTTTAAGAATTCTTCTGTAGGATGATTGGCAGTTTCATAATCGTCTCTCAATAACCCATCTGTAATTAAGGTTCTCCATGAAGGAAAATTAGCATACAATGCTATATTTGAATTTTGAAATCCAGCATGATGCCCATCTAACAAGTCAGCATCTAGTCCACTACCTGTACCATCATTACCAGCATGCCATACTTTACTACCATTTACAGTTAAATTCTTTGCTTTTACTTCAAGTGCATTTAAATTAGTGGCATTCATACCACTTATTGTCATATTATGGGTGTCTGCACCTGAAACACCATACTGTAACCATAACCCACTGGTAGGATTGTCAACGATTCTCCATGCTGTATTTTTATTTGAACTTGATCCCCATATAAAAGTTGAATCTTCTGTAGAACCAGTTGTAGAGTTTAATTTTATATTATATTTATCGCCAGAGACATGTAAATTAGCATCCGGAGCAGTTGTACCTATACCAACTTTACCATCAGATGTTACTCTTACTCTTTCAGATAGTCCAACAGTACGAACAATAACATTATTACCAGCAATATATGTATTATAACCTTTATTTGCAGTGTAATATCCAAAATGGAGATCATTTGTTGCATTAAAATTCAAAACACCTAAACTTTCACCTTCAGTGTCTTTAACTGTTACACCTCTATTATTGTCAAGATTCAATACACCAGACATTGCGATATTACCAACTCCTGTCATATTACCACTAACATTTGCACTACCATCAAATGCTTGTCCCCATATAGTTCTAGCAGTGGCTAATTTAGTAGCAGTTGCAATATTATCAGAAGCAGTTAATGCAGCATCAAGTTTAGTCTTATCAGCAGCAGACATTACACCAGCAGTAGTAGTAGTGGCTTTGTTAATAGTAAGTACTTGATTAGAATTATTATCTGTAACAGGATCTTTAATATTCAACGTAATAGCAGCATTATTTGCATCTTGTGTAAAACTACCACTAGTCACATAACTATTAAGATTGTTTACTTTATTCTTATCAGCATTACTGTAGTCATTAGTAGATAAATCTTTTCCCTCTACTTGATGAACGAATCTTGCATCAGCTTGGGATTTATTATAGTAATTGTTAGCAAGGTCATCTGCTACTACCTTTATGTTAGCATCAGTTTGATCCTTAGTATAATACCTAGTATCATGAGTATGAGTAGTTACTTCACCTACTAATACAGCTTCAATAGCTGCTTTACTAAGTTCAGCATCTTTACCGGGTTCTCCTTGAGGTCCTTGGAATCTACCCATATTAACCCATTCAATACCATTCCAAAAGTATAGATCTGTACCAACAATATAAGAATCACTAAGTTGCGGATCTACTATATCACCTAGTTCCTCTGGACTGTTAAGTCCACCTTTTAAAATAATACCTGAAGATGGCCAACCGGTATTTACATATACATCATCAACTTCATCCCAAAGATACCAATAGCCGTCGTCCCCTACTTTGGGAGGATTGTCTGCATATTCTTTAGCTCTGTTTGCTTGAGTATTAGCATTATTAGCAGCAGTAGTTGCATTTGTAGTAGCTTGTTGTGCAGCTGTTTTAGCCTCATTTACGGCAGTTATAGCATCAGATGTATTCTTTTCCCTTGCAGCCTCTTGAGTCTCTCTAATCGCCTCATTTGCTTGTCTAGTGGCTTCATTTGATTCCCTTTCCTGTTCTGCTGTATTACGAGCTGTTTCTGCTTCTACACGCTTAGCTTCTTCCTCCTTTCTAGAAGTCTCAGCAGTTACTCTTTCACTTTCAGATGCAACTCTAATTGCTTCATTAGCTATACGTTCTTTTTCCTTAGTGTTACGTTCACTTTCAGAATTTGCCCTTAATTGCTCTGCTGCTGCTCTTGCACCTTCAGCTTCTACACGATCTGACTCTGCATTAACCCTACTAGACTCTGCTTCTTTTCTAGAAGTTTCAGCAGCAATACGAGCATTCTCAGCAGTTACCCTTTTAGACTCTTCTGCTTTCCTGTTATCTTCATTAGAGATACGTGTATTCTCATTGCTTACTCTGGTATTCTCAGCATTAACTCTACCTTGTTCCGCAGTAACACGTAATGCTTCTGCTTTTTTAACAGCTTGTTCAGTAGCTTCTACTTGAGCTTTAGCATCTAAGGCTTCTGCTGCTGCATCTAATGCAGGTTGTTTTAATGACTGAACCCACTCTTCTTCAGTACCTACGAAACCATGTTTTACTGCAACTTCATATGCTGACCAACCTTGAATACCTTGCATACCAGATAAGTCAACAATAAACTTCCAGCCTTCTTGAGTCTTTAAGTAAACTTTAGCATCATCAGGATCTTCTACATTATTAGTATTAATAAGTACATACTCACCTAACTTTACATCAGCAGTACCCCAATCAGCTTCCATTGCTTCTACTGAAGGATATTCCTTCTTGTAAGTGAAAGCATCACCAATAGCAGATATACCAGTATTAACATATTGTTTAGTGTCGTAGTCATAGATCCACCAATCATTATCTATGATCTTTGGTGGATTACTAGCAATCTCTTCAGCTTTATCAGTAGCAGCTATAGCATCGTCAACTATACCTTCAATATCTGTTACAGCTTGATTAGCTTTATCTGCAGCTTCATTTGCTTTGTTAGCTGCATCTAGTGCAGCAACAGCAGCATCTTCAGATGCTTTACTTAAACTATCAATCCAATCTTGTTCACTACCTTCAAAACCTAATTTAACTGCAATATCGTAAGCACTAAGACCACGAGCTTCTATACCTGTATCTACATATACTTTGTTGATAGGATCATAAGTAAACCAATGATCATTCTCACCTATATATGGAGTCTCTGCAGTAGCTTTTACTCCAGTATCTCTATTGTCTACCCACCAGTTGCCATTAGAACCAATAAATGGTGGTACATAGTCATCTTTACTTACATCAAAGAGTACAACCCATTTTTCTATATCACGATTGTAAACTTTAATTATTCTACCTTTTGAATCTGCTCCCAAGTCAACCCAGTACCCAACCTGATCTGGATTGGGTACGGTTATACTTGCAAACCATTCATAATATACATTATTCTTAATCATATTAAACTATATATGGATTTTCCTCTTTTATTATTTGTATTGCTTCTAACCACTTGTTATAGTATTCAGTAGCTTTCTCATCGTTACCTAGTGCTGTATTTTTCACATACCCCATATAAAGAGGATCTGCAATACTTTTATAATCCTTTTCTCTATTTTTCTCTATCTCGATATTTTTATTAATCTTTATATCTTCTATTTCTTCCTGAGTAAGAGGTAACATGTAAAAAAGATGATACAGATCATAATCTTTGTGAGAATTATAGAATTCAATTTGCTCTAATGATGCTGGCATCATTTTACCTTCTAGGATATCATCATAACTAGTTGCAATATTTTCAGGAAGGATACTTTCATACCATTCTTTTGTACCTATTGTCATTCCTCCTGCAAAAAATACATAATACTGTTCGTTTTCCATAATAAGTGTTTTATTGATAAGCTAAAAATATAATATCTACTGAATCATTTCCTCTCAACCCCGGTCTATGACTTTGATTATCTGTATCTACAAATACAATATCGCAAGAATTTGAAGACCTACTAGTTACTCCTGTAGAACCAACGAAAGCACCAGTAGTAGATCTTTTACTACCTATAGCAAATGCTATATAATTAGTGTTTCCAATGTTATGATTTACTCGTATAGTACCATTGTTTACGTTTGAAATACCAGATACTCTTTTTCCACCAACTGAATACACATTATTTATTGATGAAGCAGTACCAGAATAATAACAGATACAAACAACCCCAGGACCATACCAATTTGTTCTATTAGCAGCAACCAACTTATTTGCAGTCACAGTACCAGTAAATGTACCACTAGTAGCGTACATATTACCATCTCCGTCCACTCTAAATGGAGCGCTTCCTGCATTACCATAGTTAGTACCTGCCCAAAATCTCCATTTTCCATTACCAGCCATACCAGCCGAAGCCGCATTACCATTGATTGTACGAGGACCAACAGTCAAAATACCACCAGCATACATTTGTAATAATGACCCGGTATGTGCATCCCCTTTACCTGTAACTATATCGTCTATGCCAATAGCAAAAACAGGATTATCAGCAGCAACATCATTGCCCGGATTTAAAACTACTTTTTTATTTGCAGAATAGATAATACCCGTAGGATCAAAATTCCAACCTGCTATGTTAGCTGTTTGTGCTAACAATAATCCTGTTGCAACCATTTCAAAAGAAGACATTACTTGAAAACCATCAAGTTTATTAGTAGAACCTTTACTCTTTACAATGTAGTATTGACCATTATTTTTAACAACATCTCTTCTGTCATCTGTCCAGTAATAAGTTTTATTACTTTTAAAATCTCCTCTAAACACCAATGCTGGTCCTGCTGGTCCAGTAGCACCAGTAGCACCAGTAGCACCTTGCGCATATCTACCTTGTACATATTCCTGTGAAGAGTCATCATAATAATACCAAAAACCATCACTACCTATGTATGGAGAATAACTATCCTGTCCATTAACTCCATCTTTACCAGAGAATTTAACTGGTTCTGTCCATCTATAAGATGTGTTTGGTATTAGATCTATAGAATTAGTATTCGGATTATAAGTACCTTTACTTGACCAAGTAGTATAGTTACTTAGATAGTGGGCATCTAATGACCAATTATATGCACCAGTTGCAGTAGGTAATGTGGTAAATGTTGGTCTAGAAGGTGTATTATTACTACAGATATAAATATTAACTTCTTGTTTACCATCTTGACCAGTAATTCCTTGTTTACTCTTGGATATTACAAAATCTACTGTATCTACTTTTGTATTTGACCCCTTTACAGTAGTATAAAAATCTATTCTATACACTAAAGCATCTGAAGTAAATGCAGAAAGTTTATCTGTAGGATAACTTAACTCTTTTGTACTACTATTATAATTTAAAGATGGACCTGTTCCATAGTAAGGAGTTCCATAACCTTGCAATGTGTAGTTGGTTATTTCTTCATTACCATATCTCAGTCTACTAGTTGTAGTTGCTACTTTAGCAGCATCAGCAGTGAAGTTACCATTTTCATCAGTTACAATAGAACAGTTCTCATTTTGCAATGAACCACGATAAACATTTTCTCCATCCCTTACTTTATTGATAGTAATGAAATCATAAAACTCATTACCAACAGAATCCGTAACTACACACTTGAAAGTAACTTCATCGGCAATATTCATCCATGCAGAATTATACTGCACCCGTAGTGTAGGACCTACTTCATTCTGAATTAAATTCCAACTGTATTTACCAGCCTCACTATAATACCACTTATATGTTGCTCCATTAACATTTGTAGTAGATGTTGAAATATCTATATAAGTTGGATTTGGTACAGTTTCACCACTCTTATAATGAAAATATTGTTCACCGGTCATTGTCAGGTACATTGCATCTTCACCATTGAACCCATTTTCACCATCTTTTGTAGTACCTATATACCATACCTTGTCAATAGTGTATCCATCTTCTAGTGTAACGCTAATAGTTATTTCTGCAGTAGTAGAGTTTAGAGTATCCAAGTATACTCTACTAAAAGTAGATCCTACATGTGATGTGGCGGAACCTTTAGAAGTTCTTACAGTCATGTTTTTGATTGCAATGGGATTCACACCATGATATGCCACAACGTCTGTATATATTTCACTTATGACTATTTTTGGACTACCTGATTCGTCATAAGGAATCACAGCAGTACCATTACTTAAGTCTACATAGTAAGCATCTGCTCCTTCAGCACCATTGAACAATTTTGCAAGCTGCACATCGTCGTAGTATTCACCACCATCTGAATTAGTTACTGTACATCTTAAAGATAATGTTCTTTGACCCTTATTTAATGAAGTGTAAAATACCTCTAATGAACTATAAGTTCCCATAATTACTCCAGTATCTAACCTTGTCCATTTGAAAGACGGGTTAGTCATACCATGTACATTTGCCATAAGACTTATAGTAGATGGAGTTGGCGTTCCACTATCATCAGGTGTTTCATATAAGAACAATCTGTCACCAGTAATTTCTACCCATTTAGCAACATCATCACTTGGAGTACCTGCCTCACCCTTTGATACTTGTTTCTGCCAATCATCTTCTTCATCTTTTGGTTCTGCTGTAGTACCATCTGGTTTCATACAAATCCATAAACTACCATCATGACTTACTTGGTCGTAATAATAGTAAGTATTACCAGAAACCCAAAGACCTTTATATACAGGTACTCTAACGATTCCTGTATTAGAAGTTTGATAAATTGTACCTACAAATTTAGTTTGTTCTCCACCAATTACAACTCTTTCTCTTACTACACCAGCTACAGGATCATCTGCCAGAGTAAATTCATCAATACCTTTGTAGAATGTCAATCTAGGAGCATTCATACCTTTAGCACTAATATAGATTGCATTACGACGCTCATCCATTTGTAAGTTATAATCTGGATCAGCTTCATACATGTGCCCTAACTGAAGTATAGTATCCCCTTCTCCTGGCTCTGAGCTATTTGGTTCACATACATCTTTTGATAATATAATGTAGTCTCTTCCAACTTCATTAACTTTACGCCAATATCTTTTAACATTTTTACCATCAAATTGTTGGCATATTGCCATATCATTAACCACAAACTCATTGTACTTGGTTCCATCTTCTGTATCAAAGTAACATTTATATCCATCAGAAAGTATTTCTACTTTAGTACATTTCATGTCTCCTAAAGTAACTAACAAATCTCCTCCAACAGCCTTTATTTCATTTACCGTAAGTTCATTAACTGTCATGTTACCTCTTACAAATAAATTATCAAGCTCTAAATTCCATTTAGTTCCAAAAGGATATAAACTAGCTCCTTGTCCATCCCAACCAGATCTAAATATTGTTCCACCCTGTAAACCATTTTTAAAATCTATTCTACCTTCCGCAGTATCCCCATATTTATTCAAAAAGGTTTTTTCAGTTTTCAAAGAAGTATACAATGTACCATCAGAGGGTTGAGTTGTTTCTGTTGATTTAATTACAGGTAAAGAACCAGAACTACTAGCTACTGCTTCTACTTGATTCTCGAGCTTAGATAGTGCTTGGTTTAATGTATCAGACGTAGCCAATGGAGATGCATCATTTGCTTTATAGTAACCAGACAAAGGAAATATTGTAGCAGTACTTTGGGTATGATAACCCGGAGTAGAACCACTACCACCACCATTAGCGATTACTTCTGCTAAAGCAGTAATTGTATTTTCAGCTAAAGTAAGTCTATTGAGAGCATCCTGTAATTGTTGTAATGTAGATCTATTATCAATATCATCTATCCATTCTTGCATAGTACCACCAATCTCTGACATATCGGTATCATGCTTAGTATCTAAAGTAATGATCTTATTATTCAATACATCATAGTAACTAGTAATAGCACTATTAAGATTAGTAGTTACACTAGTATCTCCTTCTACTATCTTGTTGCTAAGATCTTTATAATTATCATTTACTTTGGTATCTAGTATCTCAACATCTTCTTCTACAGCATCTACTCTCTCATTAGTAGCAAATGTACCTGATAGTGATGTAGTAAAACTTCCACTAGTAATATTTTTATTACTACCATCTTGTACAAGGGTAATGAGGTCTTGCTCTTGCAGTTTAGTTGTTAGTTCAAATTGTGATATCTTTTTATTCATATTACTCTTGGATTATGTGTTTCTCTGTTTCTGTTAAAATACAGTCAGGTTTAATATTTTTCTCAGGATAAAAATTAATTTTCTTTTTAAGACAATTTATATAATTATTAAGCTTCTTTAGAACTTTTGTCTTTTGTTCTGATGTTAATTTTTTATCTGCATTTACTTGTTTCACAAGCTCATCAAAATGAGAGATTAATACTAAGTTTTCAATAGACACTCTATCCAATTTCACATTATATTTAGTAGAATCATTTACTAATTTTCCTACTTTATTTACATAATTGACAGTATCCATTTTCACAAGTTTTAGTATTAATGTTACAATTACATGTATTCATATCTAACAAGCTCAACATCTCATCGTAATATTGCTCAGCATCTTCAGTTAATCCTAGAGTAGTAGCATTATCATAAAGCGTTTTCTTAAACAGAAACATCATTATTTTATCCTTCATTTTATTATCCAGGCAGTTGTGACAATACGTAGTGAGCAGTTTTATTTCTGCATAATACAATGATTCATTCATTTCCATATCAATCGTATATAAATAAAAAGGGGAAAGGGATATTACTCCCAATCCCCTTTTTGGTTTGAAATATAATTTTTGATTAAGCCTCTGCTACAAAAGCTTCCAAAGCTGTCATAAATGCAGAGCCATCAAGCTCACCAGCATTTACATACAATTCACAAGCTAATGGAGTTGTTTTGATATATTGATTATCATCACTAAGATATTTGTTATCCCATTCGATAGACAATGTATCGTAAGTAGCATTTAAATCAGCTTTCAATTCAGGAGCAATGTACGGATAGATACCGTTTGCACGATGAGTAATACCTCTATAACCAAGAGCTGCATTTTCACGATCACGAACAATCTTCGGGTTACCTTTACCAGGAGTACCTTGAGTTTTAGCAATTGTCAAATTAGCAATAGGATACATTACATTACTCAACAAACCAGAAGGAATAGTTTTCCACATAAACGCTTCTACAGAAACCTGAGAATAGTTTGAATCCAACATGATGCCTTCATTGTATGGCATTTCTTTTGCATTCAAAGTAAGTACAGCAGCTGAACTAGTTGCTACTACTCTAGCTTCTTTATGTTTGTTGATCTTATTCTTAAAAGCTGTGATCAAATCAGTTGCACTTGTACTCTTTGCAATAACTTCATAAGTATGAGTAAATTGTCCTGGAGCTTCATAGATGTCAGTGTATACTAAACGCAATACATAACGATGACCAACTTCTGGAGCAACATCAGTAGCAGTAATTACAATTTTGTCCTCAGCTGCAGCTACATATTCACTAAACACCATGTTAGGTTTAGAACCCTTCATGATAGGCATTGAAAAACGAATAACTGATTTAGTTGATTTTGTTCCTTCTCCATTATAAACATCTTCTTTGCCTTCACAAACGCCAATGTACAATGAACTAGCAGCTTTAGCTCCAGCTGCATCTTTTACAATTGCTCTATTTTGATCAAATAATGCAATCTGACCTTCTGTCAATGCATCTACTGTCGTATAAGATGCAGGTGCATCAGTACCAATAAGTACCGTATTCACATGTTGTAACATAATTTTTATTTTTATTTTTGTTAAACTTTAATTAGACGTCTAGCTTAACATTTTGATTAGTTCTTCTACTTTCGTGTTTCAGATTTCCTCGTCAAACTAAACTATTTCGTATAATCATTCCATTGTGCTAACTTCGTTCATATACGATTGATATCTTGGATTAGCCTTATTTTCCAAATACAACTCTACCGCTAACTTAACTATCTCATTATGAGTTGCGACTGGCATATCTGTATACTCATCAAATGGAGCATCAGTAAGACTAATCCTTTTAGGAGTTCTCAAGTAAGTGAGAATATAATTTCTTATATTATAATTACCATCTGTATATAAATGGATTTCGTTTCCTTCATACAATCTTAATGGTCTAGCAGATCTACCGTGTAATCTATATTCTGACAAAGTGTTTTGTCTTTGTCTATCTATATTTTCTACTGTGGCTTCTAACACATCTGTATTTTTAGTTCTTGGTTGACCACTTGGACCCACAGGCCAACAATGATCATAACTAAATATTACAGCAGTTTCTCCTACAGTAAACATATAATCATCTGGTAGAGTAACTGAATATTCTTCTGGATATGTATTAAATTGATAAGATTTTCTAGTAACTAATGTACGAAGATCATCAATTCTTTTTTGATCTTGTTCAAATCCAGTTTGTTTGAAATTAATACCAGAATATCTAGTTTTAATAAATTTATCTACCCCAGCCATTAACCAATACTCAATATCTGAAGTAGTAGGTTTTGTTAGATTGTCATCTAATTGATCTATTTCTAATTCAAATGCTGTTTGTAATTCAATATACTTCATTATTGTTGATTATTTGGTTGTTTTACTTGTAATCTATATTTACCTTCAGTAATAAACATATTAACTGCTAAATCTACAATTTCACTATGAATTGATTCTGGTAGTTCACATTTACTAGCTCCATCAGTGGTATTAAATCTTAATGGTTTCCTATAGTAAGTCAATGTAACATTACCTAATGTAGTATATGCATCTACTGCTACTTCTATATAGTTATATTTAGTAGTAGGATCTGATACTAATGCAACAGCAGGTTGCCTAATAATAGGAGTATTGTATGCTGTTTTAATAAACTTACCAAGATCTCTATACTTAACCAGTTGATTATCTACTCTAACAAAATCTTTATATTGTTTATAAGTACCCTTTACCTTACTAAAGGAATGTACATATAAGAAATATTCTTCAGTAGATACATATGGTAATCTGTATCTTGTAAAACCATTAAGAGTAGTACCTGTTGCAGTTAACTCTTTTTCTACTAATAAACTTTTAATAGAGTCTGTATTTCTAGTATGTATGTTAGTTTCAGTTTCCATTTGGTCATCACCAACATAATTCATCATTACATACCTATCTTGAGCTTCATTTAGTATTGAAAATATAAGATCAGAGTTAGGTTTCTCATCTACAATAAGATCTGGGCTAATAAGTTGAATTCGTCTTTCGAATTCCATTTGCATTTCCTTACTACTCATATTACTCTGATAATTGTGCTACGTACTGTGGATGTGTTTGAGTTCTTGGAGATTCAATATTCTCAATTGCCATGTCAGCAGCTAATTTAACCACTTCATATTGCATATACTCTGGAATTTCATCTAGAGTAGACGTAATATCTTGATTATTAATCTTTCTTGGATATGCCAGATAAGTAATATCTATAGTGTAGGGACCTACCATGAGATCCCTATCTATAAACACTATTAACTTATTATCCTCTAGTATTGCTACAGGTTCTTCAATCCAAGGTTTATTATTATAAGTTTCTAAGAATCTAGTAGCTTGTTCATGACTAATAAGTTTTACTGTAGCTATTTTATTACTACCAAAATGTAAAATTCCTTCTAAGAAGTACATACGCTTATCTTGAGTATCATCACCATAAGTAATACTAGATTTGAAATTATTCATAGTTAGTCTATTACTTATAGACTCACTTAGTAAAGACAATCCTTTATCAGTTTTTACTAAACCCTCTAAATCTGCTACTCTTTTTACATTACCTTCAAATGGTATTCTAAGAGTATTATTACCAGTAGCTTTAGTAGCTATCTTACTTAGATACGCTGTGTATAACCAATAATCAATTTCCTCAGGTAAGAAAGATGGACAACCAGATATACCAATATTAACGGCATTCTTGTCCGCTTCAATCTTAAATGCTATATGTGCTTCTAATACTGTCATGTTTACTTTTACTTAGATTCTATTTCTTGAAGTATAGTCATTTTGATGTCCTGATTCTTTTTATCATTCAATGAAGCAATTGCATCTTCCAAACTTCTACCAATAATGTCAGTACCATAGTAATAGATATTTTTAGACTTGCGAATTACATTCTTTGAAATAGCTGCTTCAATGATATATTGAGTATCTCTTACTTTGTTGTTTACCCAAATCAAGAAGAACTTATCAGGATCATTTTCAATAAGATCAAACAAACTACTTTCAACTAGCTCGTTACTGATATTATCAGTCTTGTGACCATATAGGCGTAAACATTTGCGCATTTCCTCAATTGACATCTTGTTAAATTCAGAGAATGCCTCACGTTTAGCTTTGTTTCTTTTATTAGCTTCTTCAGCTTCAATTTCTTTATTTACAAGAACATAGTCATGAGTAGGCTTGAGATTATTAATACCATTTGCTACTCTTTTGTGTCCTTTTAAAAATAAATATGCAAGTTCATCTTCAGGTCTGTCAAGGTGTAAAACTTTATCCCTTGCACCTAAACCAATTGCATATGTTTTCCAGAACCCGCTTTGTGGAGATAAGTGGCCTTCTTCATATCCCATTTCTTTCTCCAAACGTCTAGCATCTTCTGGAGTTAAACCAGTATATCTATTACCGGATCTTGTCCAGTAAGTACCGATATAATCTTTACAATTCTTATACTTAGCGATTCCAGCCCATGGATTTGTACGGGCGAATTTTAATATAATATCCATAGTATTTTATTCTTTATATTTCCAGATATATTTTATCTTCTTCAAAAAATTAGGATCTTTCAATTTTTCATCATTATTGCCGTTGCAATAAGTTGTTATAGTATTTGCACATACCCCAGTTTGTCTAACTGCTTCTGATATACTATGAAACTCTGCAATAAATACGTTATCTTTGGTATATTGTATTACAGCTTTTGGAGCAATTCTAGAACCAAATTCTTTTCCAGCTCTTTTCAAGTTTGCTTTCCTTTTAAGGAAATTTTCAGATACTGTTCTTACTCTAGTTTTTGGTTTCCAGTCTGTAGGATCTATTTCTAAAGGTGTTGATGGATAATCTTTTTTATAAACCCATATATACGGATTTACTTTAGAATAGGTTTTTATATCTTTACGTATTACTCGCAATATAGAAGCTTTTGAAATCTTAGATTTTTCTTCTGCCTCTGTTACACTTTTGTATTCGCAAATAAATTTACCATTTAACGAATACTGTAATACGGGGTTATAAAACTTAGACATATCTTTACCTTTGTGTACTGCAGATATCTTAGCTTTTGCTTCATCTGTGTGAAACATTATATCACCACCACAATCACTATTATACCCATATTCGGAATTATTTGAATGTAATTTCTCAATCCAAAATTTCTCTAATTCCTTTGCTTTTTCAATATCGTCTGTAGAATCTATAACTTCTACTGTAAATTGTTCTAATCCTAATTCGGCTAACGCCTTATGAAAATTATATTGTGAACCACTCAAAGCTTTATAAAGATGCTTTTTCATTCTAGCGCCTACTCCTTGAGTGGTTACGCCAATATAATATTTATTATTTAATTTGTTGGTTGCTTTATAGATATCAAAATTTCTAATTTCTTCCATGTCAATAGATTTTTATTTGACACTTTAACGGAAGGATTAGTAATTTGTTCCATAAAAGGTGTACTGATTAATCCTCTACCTCCATTATGAGCTCACCACATGCACGGGGATCCCTAAGCATTATGCCCATCTCTCCGAGGAAATGTACAGAATAGCCGTCCTTTGCATTAGATCTTACTGTGGATTTATTCTTGGAGTAACCAGTTCCTGGAGCTACAGAACCTGAAGTATTCCAGATAACCATTTCACGGTCCTTACGGACAACCTTAACGATATTAGCTTGACCATCACGTCTACCAAGATCCAAGAACGTCATTCTATAAGATTCCAGCGGTTTACCAGATACCGGGTGTAACAAACGATTATAAGTAGTGTCATCATACAATGGGAAATGTTTCAATGTCAACTCAATGCCATTCGTCATCTTGTATGTTACAAACTGACCACCCAAAACTAAAGCCTGACCAGAACCACTGACAAACTTCGTATCAATCAAGTTCATTGTAGCTGCTTTTTGTTTCAATACACGGTCAAATTCTCTCATACCCATTTCACCAGTCAAAGCAATAAACTTACGTTCGTTAGTACCTAAGATATTGTAAGACAAATCAAACAAGAAGTCTTCCAACAACTCCGGAGTTAACTCAGTGTAGTAACGTTTGTTAGACGGAGCAATCTGTTGCAACAGACCTGCAGGAATGTAAACCGGACGACCATTTGTACCTAACAATGAAGTAGAACCATCTTTGTTTACATTAGACTTAGAGTAAACCGACATTCTCTCACATCTCTTAGACCACTCACGCATTGCCTTCCATTCCTGATAATCAGACCACAAATAAGAAGTCTTACCAGTTTTAGGATCTTTCAAAGCAATCCAAAGTACTGTAGAATAAGCTGTACCTGTAATATCATAATCCAAGCGAGTTGTAAACAAGAAGTTTCTCATCTTGAAATGAGTATTATAATTCAGGATATCACCCTCTTCACTGTACTCTTCGTAAGCAGAAGCTAAACGAGATACTTGACGACCAGCTAACAAATATTCACCAGGAATATAAGAGTTAGATTGACCATCTGCAATGAAACAAGTATAAACCCATTCATTACCATCTTGATAAGGAGCACCAGAAACACGTACTTGATACTCTCTATTATCAAATTCCAAAATTGCACCAGGACCAAACCATTTGTCCTCTAACCACAACATGATAGGTGTGTTACCCAAACCTGCCATAACTGTGTCAGCATTTGAAGCAGTGATTTCTGTTCCCTGCCATTTTGCAGAGCGAATCGTCACAGCTCTATCGCTATCAATCATTACAGACCATTCGTAGTCTCTTTGGTCAATTGTCATTACGTTACCAAGACCACCAGTAATCGCATCCAAAGAAGTGCTATAACCATCATCTTTAGAACCGAATACATAAGAAATAACACGGGTTACTTCATACGGTCTAGTAAGCATTGCATTTGAAATCATATTCTCATCAACAAGATCTGAGAACCATTTACCTCTACCGATCTGTAAATTATTTAAAATTCCGTTATCCATATAAATGTTAGTAATTTATTTTTAATTAAAGTAGTTGTACTGCACGACTAAAAATAGAGTTAGATGAACTTGTATTAATTCTCTTAGTACCTTTACTAACGCCTGTTGATCTGAGACTATTTTTCAGATTTTTAATAGCAGAGCTAGTACCCTGTTTTTTGGCAGCATCTAACAAAGTGTCACCTCGCATTGTAAAATAAGCTGACTCTATTAAATTCTTTACGCTCTTGGAATAGTCTTTTTGGTACTGAGTTTTTCCACTAGCGTCGGCTTTAAATATATAAGCCAATAATTCTTTCTTGTCCTTAGCTGGTATTTTGATACCACGTATATTGTCCAAGGACTTTATTTCACCGACAACGTCATCAAAAAACTTTTGTTGGCGCTGCACCATTTCCTCCTTTTTGATTCTTTGTTGCTCTAATAGCTCTTCTTTCTCTTTTGCAACAATCTCTTGAAGTTCCTCAACCGCATCTCTAGCCTCATCTTCTAATACTCCAGCATCTTCAAATCTTTCGATTTTCTTAGCAATTTGTTTGTCACTGTAACCTTTTCTAGCTAGTAACTCTCTCAATACTATCTTTTGCTCATTTTCATTTTCAATATCAACATTGTCAACATCAATGTCCGGAGTAATAGAGAAATAATCTTCTAACTTACCACCATTACGAACAAATTCATCTAATTTTGCAACATCTTCGCTTGCATATTCTGGAGTAGATTGTTCTTCGATTACTTCTTTAAAATACTTAACCAATTCTTCTACAGTCTTTGGTTTTTCTTCTTCCTCTTCTTCATCAAAATCCCATTCTAATTCTTCAGCAATTGCATCAAATAAAGCAGATACTTGTTTAGATTCAACTTCATCTTCTTCAGTTTCCTCCTCGGATTCTTTTTCAATCTCTTCTTCAGTCTCCTCTTCTTCAATTTCTTCTTTATCCTTTTTCTTAGAAGCTTTTTTAGATTTCTTAGGCTCTTCTACTTCTTCCTCTTCGATGTCTTCAGTTTCCTCTTCCTCTACTTCTTCCTCTTCTTCTGTCTTCTTGTTCTTAGATCCAGGAGTAGCAGGTCTAGCTTTAACAGACTCTTGTTTCAGTCTCTCTAACTCTTCATCATCAATATCATCATCTTGAGAGATGGTGTTACCAACTTGTTCAGTAAACATATCAGTTATAGCTGTAAATCCAAATAGTGTATCGTTACTATTGTTTTCCATAATTAATTATAATTAGATTGTAATTGTTATTTTTTCTTTCTGCCTTTATGATTCCATTTTGCGGCGTTCTGTGCGAAGATTGCCCTCTTCCTAGTCAATGGGTTTTTACTATGTGTTAATTCTTCAGTACTCTTACCTGTTCTCTTTTTAAGAGCATTAAACTTACCACGATTCTTTTTCTTGATGTGTATACCTCCATCTTTATAAGAAGGAATTGGGTATACTGGGTATAAATTTTCCATATTGATTATTCTTTATTTAGTTCATTACCTACAAATCCAGCACCACCTAATGGCATTAAAATTTCCATAGGAATTAATTTATTTAGTCTATCAATATACTCGTTCTTATTTCTATACAAATCATATTGATTCTTAACCATTTTATTTGATGTTGGATTTCTCATATATTCCAAAATCATCTTTTCGTCTACAGGAGTACTCCAGTTTGTAATTTTACCAGAGTCTTTTAATGATCTCTTTAGAGTTAACATATGACTTTTAGCTTCTGTAGGATTCAACAGATATGATCTACTACCAGCAGCATCAAATAATCCCATTTTTCTTAACTCTGCAGAACTATATGCGTTGTTAGGATTTGCTAAATAATTTAGATAAGTGTTTGTAATATATTCTTTACCACTATCAAAATCCTGAATCTTCCTAGACCCAGCTAAACCGTCTGCTACGTGTCCTAACTCATGATTGGCAGTTCCGGGCATATAAATATTATTATCTAATATTACATTTTCTGTTTTCTTTCTGGTTTTCTTTTTGGTTTGAGTAGGAGAAAAACTATGAACAGTAGCTCCATCTATTTCAGTACCTTCTATAATTCTTCCTACTTTGGATTTTAGTTTTTTGATACCTTTTCCAACTCCCCAAGGAATCAAGTTCAATACTGCATCCATAGCTGCACCAGCATAATCTCCCTTACCTAAATCTTCAATGAAATTAACTGCATCTTTAATGTATCCAGCTGGAGTAATGTAAGCTTCTGGTTGAACTGTATTAACTGCACCTGATATTTTCCTTTGTCTCTCAAAGTATTCAGGAGTACCGGTTCTATATTCTGGTGGTAAATCTGCTTTGTTTATAGTTTTACCCTTACCATCTTCATACGCAGGAATGGAATCAAATTGTTGCTTGATATCAAGATACGTAGCATCAGGGTTATTCACCCTGACACTATCGTATATTTGTTTTCTCTCTTTAAGAGATAAATCTTTCCATTTCATACTAGTAATATTTACTTACCTGTCTTACCTGGTTTACCTTTTCCGCCCTTTTTAGAGCCTCCTTTACATGCCATAATTAGTCCTCCTATTTTTTAGATTTAGATTCACCAACTACTTTATTTTTTAAAGCAGTCTTTGCTTTTAATTGTTCTCTCTTATAAGCTGCGTCATCTTTCATCTTCTGCAACCTCTTAGCCTCTTGCAATTTTCTATTCTCAAGAGCTATTTTCTCTTTTTCAATTGTAGCTTTTAACTTGTCAGCTTTTTCTTGTGCAGCAATTTTACGCTTTTCAAGTTCTTTCTTATTTTCTTCAGCTCTGGCTTTGTTTGCTAAATCCATTTGTTTGCTCATAGCATCAGATACAGCTTTTTGTCTAGCTATTTCTTGATTACCAATCTCAATTACATCTGGTATACCATTCATATCTTGATCCATATTCTCAGATCCTCTATAAGCATTTAACTGAGCCACAGTAATCTTAGTAGCATTATCTTGATCAATTTTATATTTATTAAGATCAAGTTCAGCTTCTTTAAGCATAAGCTCTTCTTCCTTAACTTGATTTTGCATTTCAATAAGCTGCTGCTGCTGTTGATTTTCTTGCTCTTGCATTGCTTGCTGCTGTTCCAATCTGTTGTTTTCTATATCTTGTAATTTGGATTTAATTACACTCAGATTGTCACTAGTAAATATTTCAGCAGCATCTAACAATGATGCACCATTCTGCATAGCTGGTTGTACAAGACTCTTAAGTTGTTCAATGGCTTGACTTTCTTTTGTACTGTCAGTTACAAAAATATCAAAGTCTTCATATGACCAATTGTCATCCATTCTTAAGAATGTTCTAGTACCCTCATCAAATATATAATTTAAGTATTTCTTGTCATCTTTCCATGCAAACTTAGCACTATCTAATAACATTGACAATACGTGCGTTTTAATCTGATTGTGCAACCAAAACCACGGTTCAGTGATATGAGCAGATTGAACTACAGATCTTTCTACATTACCTACTAGCTCATTACTAGAAATAGATCCTTGTCTTTGCTTTGTTACTCCGGACAATTCAGATACCATTTCTTCAATCTTTGCAAGTAATTGAATGTACGTATTAATAGTATTAGACATACTTGCATCAATAGAAGTCCACTGATTGTATGGTGATGGTTTACCACCCTCTCTACCAGGAATGTCCCAACCTTCTTCGTATGGATTGACAAATGCTACGCCAAGTGCCCCTAAGTAATGCATCCACTTATCTACATCTATACCCATACTCTTAGGTATTTGAGTAACATCTATTACAGGTATTTTTCCTTTGTCCCTAGCTATTGCCATTTCAAGACGATACCAAAGTATAATATACATGTATTGTAGCGGTTTCATGATAGCAACTAATGATTTAGCTTTAGTATTTGTGTTACTATAAGCTGCACCAGTATATGGCAATTTGGCACTATTTAAATTATCACCTCTACGGAACTGATATTCTAGTGGTTGCATACCAAAGTAAAGATCATCGCCTGCTCTATATCCTTCCCATGCTTCAATGATCCATTTCCATTCAACATTGATTTCTTCCCCAGTAGGTTTGTAATATTCATCTACTTGTATTTCATCTGGCATGCCTGTTTCAGGATCTATTATTGTAACAAAGCCTATCTTTTTGAGTGATTTCCAACATACATGATAAACTACAATATTATCTGGATCTCCATAAGGATTATGATCTGGTAATTTATTATATGATTTTAAGTTATAATGAACAAAATCATCTACTGGACTTTTGTCTGGACCAAATCCTGCTGTAGGCTTTTGATCTACTATTTCTAACAATTCATTTAATTGCTTTTCATCCAGTTTATCATAAAACTGATCATATATTTGACTCCAGGACATTAATGATCTATAGCAACACCAAGATGCATCGTGAATGAATTCAATGCCTTCTTCTGCAGGATATTTAAAATCTTTAGGATTAATTCTTTTAATAACTGGTTCACCATTTCTAATTCCTATATAGTACTCTTCAAGTCCTGCAACAAGTGCATCTTTAAAGCCTTTCATAAATTCATGAGAAATGTTTTCTTTCTTAAGTAAGAATAATAGACTTTGATATGCTGTTGTTTCTGCTGCATCTTTATAATCCTTTGTTAAATACTTCTGTATTTGCTCTGGTGTTTGAATTTCTCCAGTCTGTAATCCTTCTTGAAATCTAGCTTGATCCTCTGGACTTAATTTAGCAAGCATAGCAGCTTGCATATAATTTAATAACATCTGTTTAGCTTTATCCTGAACTTCACTACTAGCAATATCACTAGTACGACACACTCTAAAGTTAAATGGACGCTTTGTTTCTTCACCCAATAATAGGTCTACTTTTGGTCGTATGATATTATAATCCTGTGCCATTGCTGGAAAACCATCATCTTGATTGAAAGGATTTGTAACATACTTTAGATCTTTTTCATTATAAATGCTATTATATAAATCATAATAGCTTTGCATTTCTTCTTCATCAGGTATACTTTCAGATGAAGCTATGCCAGATATTCCAATAATATAATCCACGCAGTCTTTTCGCCATTCTTCGGTTTTTTTACTGAGTGGTAGTCTTTGGATAGGAAATGAGTTGACTGTTCTTTCCATATTAATTAGTAAACATAAATGTGGTTGTGTTATTATTTAAAGGTATGAATGTAAATGAATCATCTGTATTTTTAAACAACGGTTTATCAAACAATCTCATTTTCTTTTCAACATCCTCTTTCTTTTTTACTTGTATATTATACAATTGTTCTCTATAGACCATTACCTGCATAAATGCCATAACTCTATCGAAATTTCCTTTGTCATTGTATTGAATAAGTTCCTCTAGAAATGGTTCAGACAATACAGTATTTAAACCTAATTGTTTTTGATCCCTAAGTTCTTCTAGCCATTCTTTAATCTTACCTTCTCCCCAAAGTTTGATTTCTCTATTCATATGACATCCTTTTCGTCTATTTACTGTAGAATTATTAACAATATCTTTAATGATGTCTGGTTGATCAGCAAGTAAATGGCTACAATGTTTGTTATTGAAATAAGTAAATAAACCAGTGTTCTGGTTTTCTACCATTGCTTTTGCATTATAGTAAATAAGTAACTTACGAACATTTTCATAAAACTCTTCAGCAGTTTTTGGCCTACCTGTATATTCTGCTACAATGATATCTGAATATGATTCAAAATCTTGAAAACGTTTATATATAAAACAAGAACCTAATGAATTAGTACCTGATTGATCATGATCATATGGGTCAATACCAGCTATGTACAAACCAAATGGTGCATCTTTAACTGGATGCTCCCATATAACTATTTTACCAGTAGGATCAGAATTCTTTGGTAATGGAAATTCGGTTATATCTCCTGTTTTCTGTACATTCCAAATTATCTCTCCATTAACCAGAGTAAGTGTACCTACTTGTTTGTGATTTTGTAACTTAGTGTTGGTTCTTATCCTTGCTAATTGTTTTTGTAATTCCTTTTTTGGAAATATATTACCAGATAATTCAGTAAATGCTTCTGCTGGGGATTCAGAGTGTTCTGCTACATATCTATCTATTTGTTGAGAACTAGTAGCTTCTTTTAATTCTTCTTCACGTAGATTTAAAATAAACTGTCTTGCTTTGTCATGAAGAGTGTTACCATCTTCATCCATGTACAATCGTTTACCTTTTTCATCACGTATATCCAAATTAGTATGTTGAGGTATAAAGAACCCACATTCTTTACTCTGGATACCATCGTCCCATATATTCTCAAAACCTATACAGTTATATGATTTGGGATTGTAAAATGCTTCACGTAATGTCATTACTGCAGGACCTTCATCACCACCAGTACCAAACATAATCATCAGACCAAAGGCAACACCATCTTGTTCTACGGATGGTCTAGCAATTTGCCACGCAGCTTTAAGTTCTGGGAAAGTACCTGCCTCTTCCCAGAGTATTAACATACCTGCTTTACCACGTACAGCATCTGGGTTATCTTTCAATGATACACCTATTATTTCTGATTTGTAACCAACTTCAATTTTATTACCAAAGTTATCAGTTACAATCATAGAAGCTCTACGACGCATGCTAGTATTTACAGCTTGTCGTTTTTTACCCCATGCAGTGTTTTCATCTATAAAGTCCATGTAATCCCAGGCCTTAGTAAGGATACCATCATCAGTAAGATACTGTTTATTTGAGGCATATACATAAGACTTAGAACCTGGTATTAAAAAGAAATTACGGCAAAGCATAGAACCACCTTTATACGAGTAACCTTTACGTCTAGCTTTTGCTACACATAAGTGTTTACCTTGATCTTGTGCAATTTCAATAGCTTGAAAATAGTAATAGTCATAATCATAAAAATCAGGAAATGCTAACTCTCTAACTTTTATTAGCTCTTCTTGACCTTGTTTATTCTTTTTATTTTTGTATACAATTCTTTGAATTGGACAGTAGTTCAAATAAAAATAGTTATACCCAGTGATGTAATCTCCATCATCTGCAGTATAACCATTGATGCATCTATCCATTTCTGTTTCCCAAAAATTGAAATACTCTGATGTACCTTTAGGGTAATTACAATAAGAGCCCGACTCTATATAAGCAAGAGCCGAGCGTCTAAATTTATCACTATTTTTGATTCTCTTTGTGAAATCAATCATAAATTACTTTCTTCGTTTAAACAGGTTCTTAATTTTCTGCCATAAACTAGTTTTAGTAGTTTGATTATTTTCTGGTTTTTCATCAATGTGTGATATAGCATAAGCAGCAGCTTCAGCCAAATCTCTTTCTTGCTCTGCTTTCATATTGTTATATACTTCAGTAAAATCAAAAATAATCATTGTTGGTTTAGTATTCTTTTTACTAGTTTTAGTCTTAGCCATAATTGCAATTTCTTTAAGCCCTTAACGGGCAGGTTTTTATAATGTCTTTTATTGTGTCGTATTTTCTACAACTTCTTTTTTTGGTAATTCAAATGGGTTCATTTCTCCACCGCCTCTAACTTTGCTATTCTTAATCTCCTCTGCTCTTACTTGAGATTTAAGTTTCACAATCGATTCTATTACTCCAGCCATATTCTTAGCACCATCTGTAAGCTTTTTAATAGAATCTAAATCCATTTCGTCATCTTTAGATAAGTGATAGTATTTAGCAGCACCTTCAAGTTTTAATAGTAACCCATCTAACATATACTCAAGTAAGGAGTATGTTCTGCTTTTCCAACTATCTTCTGCTTGTATTACTATTTCTGGTAATTCATAGTTTTCATCTCCAAATAACTCCTTTTTTAATGTAGGTTCTATTAGATCTCTCTCCATAGTTTCTACATAAGGAGAATCATATTTGTTTTTAAGTACTATGTACCATAAATATTTTGTTGCTAAATCTTTATCTTTGAATGAATCCCAAAGTTTTTTGAATGGTGGAATGGCCAACATATCTGGATGTATGACCACTTGTCCACCAACTATATCTGCTAAATTCATTTTTAGGCTTCCTTAACACAAGCTTCGCAACAATCGCAACCCTTCATATTACGATTTTGGTCGTATTCTTTATTCAATTTATAATTATTATAAAAATCTTCATTTCTTATAATAACAAAATCTCTAACTTTTCTTCTATCTTTAACTGGTACTTCTTTTTCTTTATAACCAGCATAGAGAACCATGATTACATCACCAGCTTTTACATCATACTCTTTTTCATTAGCTACAAAGGTACCATCTTCCTCAATTACCCAAGCCCAATCAATATTTAAGTAGTGATTACTAATAGTATCAAAATTCTTAATATCGTTATCCTTCATTGTTAACAATGAGCTGCCACCTGTATAAATATACGTATTCATATTAATCTAAATTTATTTTAATGTATCTGTTTTTATAATGTCTATTCAATGCATCTACTGCTTCTTGTTTAGTATAAAATGCATTAACATACTCTGGATTTTTACTGTACTGATTGATTATCTCCTTCAGTTGCTCCGCTTTCTCGTCCCTGTTCTGCATTCTCATTTTCTTCTTTATTATCAGTTGAACCAAATCCACCACCACGATCTTCGCCTGCTAATTCCTCTACAATTACAGGCTCCATCTTCGGATAAGGCATTACTACTAACTGAGCAATCTTTTCACCTGGTTGATAGATTGTAGGAAGAGCATCTGTAGTAATCTTGAATTTAACAAGAATCTCACCTTTATAGTCACAATCTATAATACCTACTGCATTACACATTGACATAGATCTCTGAGAAATAGATGATCTCATAAAGATCAAACCCATATGACCTTCAGGAATCTCTACTGACAAACCTGTATGATATACTAATACTAACTTACCACTCTTATCAAATTCCTGAGTAAAGGAAATTGCTGTTAAATCTAAACCAGCATCATTAGGGTTAGCATAACTAGGTAATACTGCGTCTTCTTGTAATTTCTTAAATTTTAATTCCATATTATTTTCTTACTATATTGTTTCCTAATATTATTTCTGTCATTTGAGCTGCTAAATTTGCAGCATAATCTTCAAGGAATTGACTACGATTTGTGTCTTGTAAGATCTGCCTCAGATACAGTAGTATCACTTGTTGATTCAGTAGTATCTTGTCCAGTTTTTCTTCTGTGTTCATTCCTTTTTTGAATTCTTGCATTCCTAGTACCATAATTAGCATTGTATTTAGCAGTACACCATTCTAGATTCAATAATTTGTTATTAGTTTTATCTTCATCTATATGGTTTACCTGTTCTCCAATACATTCTGAAAATGTTGATAATACTAATCTATGTACTTTTACTTTGTAATTCCTTTTATTCTTTTGTAATGATACAGTTAGATATCCGTTGTGATCTAGCCGTTGAACTAGAATTTTTCCAATTGTTTTATGTAGACGTCCGTTAGAATGTTCTATTATTCTATCTTTTGATCGTACTTTACCAAAATTAGATACTTCATAATCTGGAAAATTGTATGCGGTTCTCCATATTTCTACGGTCATATCCTTCATAGAGTGCTTAGAAAGATATAGAAGAGCAATGCTATTCCAACATACTTGCGCAAGATGGTGGCAACCTGTTTCTGGATCTATTTCATTTCCTTTTTCGAATTCCCACAGATGACGCAACAAAGCCGCTTTGTATCTTTGATAACCATTATCAAGATATTGCCATGTATTTTCTCCATACTTCTTAGCTCCTTCTGTATATACTCTGGCAATATCTTCAAGACAATCAAGAGGTATTAATTCCCATCTTGTTTTGTCATCTTTCTTATCATTCTTTTTTCCTTCCTTTTGCATTCTATAAAATCTTCAAGTTGTTCCACACACCAAGTAACTAAATAAGCATATTGTTCATTTCCTTCATTATATCCTTCTGCATTCATTGATAAATAATCATATACAGCATCTGCATAATGGATTGATTCATGAGCTAAAGTAGAACAATGTAAATCATCTAGTACTATTAATATACCAACAGCTCTAGAATATTTCTCTCTGACCAAGAACGTAGCTCCCATTATACTACTTAGTTTGGGACGATCTCTTTCTGGTTCATCATTTCTAAGTTCTTTGGTAGTAAGAAAGAAATCAAAAAAATCACAAGCATCTTCCCAATCATCAAGAGTAGTAACATAAAGATTTACAGGATATAGATTTTGATATAGAAAAGCTTTAGTTGTTTTGTTCTTCATTCTCTCTGGTCTTTTCATACTTTCTTTTTGGTTTGATTTTGAACAGATATCCAAACATTATTGTCTTAATATCTTCATCATTTGAAATAACTCTATTTGCAAATTTGAACGGATGATTACAAATTACTTCTACTACTTGATGTGGAATATTATATTTATTTGCTAACTGTATATAGATATTAGAAGTTTTTTCCTTTTGAATCATATACTATTCTATAGTATTTATTTTTAAGCAAACCATCGATTGTAAATGATTCTACGTCTATTGTAGAAGGTCTAATTATATTTATCACACTAAACAAATCCTTTGTATCATTGTTCATCATAACGTGTTCTACTACTTCTAACTTAAGAGCTTTTTCTTCCTTTTTACTATATGGTTTGATAGGTTCTAAAATTATATATCTATCTTTTTCTTTTACTTTGATGTTCGTGGTTTCTACAAACCTGGAAGAATTTCCAAAGTAAAGAACATACTCATTAAATGGTAATTCTTTTCTCATTAATTTATTCCACCAACATTTTAGTAAACCATATTTTTTATAGATAAGAATGGAACCTGATTTTATATCTAAACATTTCATTTTATTCTCAGTATTATCGTTAGTTGCAAACGATCTCCAATAACAACTGGTATCAGAGCCTTATTTACGCTAAGTTCGTCTTCAGCAGGTCCAGCTATCAAAATACCCTTCTCTTTGAAAGACTTAATGTATCTACTTAGGTTATCCTTAGTAATACCTAAATTCTCAATGATATATTTTCTATTATATCTGTTTGCTACATTCTTATTTGTATTAGGTTCCTTAACGTATTCCATATCCATTTTGATAAGTGTAGCCATCAATTCAAGTTCTCTATCAGTTAACCTAAGTATTCCATTAAGCGCTTGTAAAAACTCTGGTATCAATTCTTCATTTGATACGGATTTTACAAGTTTATTCATTTATGATTGTTTCGAGTTTGTTTAACAATTTCATCATATTGAAGTATACAGTATCGTGTTCTACCTTTACACAAGTTTGAATTTTACCTTCTTGATACTTCTTTTCAATATTGTTCTTACGTTGATTGTAAGTATTTTTCAATTGAGCAATAATAGTACGAATCTGTTTGATTTTACTCTCATCCTTAGATTCAACAGTAGCATTTTCAATTGGCTCAACTAAACCACTTTTAGCATATTCCTCAATCATATCACATGATACAGCTACGTTTACTTGGGAATAATAATTTTGTGAGTCAGAAGATTTCTCATCAGAGAACGTATACATATCATTATCCAAAGTAAGGATATCACCTGATTTCAATACACCAAAAGGTTTAATAACTTTGTATTCTGTAATCATATTATTTAATAATATTTAAAATTTGTTTCATTTTATCTTCTCCAATCTTTCTTGAAGAAATAGTAGTTTCTATACCTAATCCTGAGCAAGGATCTTTCCAAGCTTTACACACTTTGCAGTATTCTTTGCTTTTCCGTTTAGCATCAAATGGGCATTTTTCCCTGACTGTTGTAATAGTAACTCGGTAATCTGACATAGTATTTATTTTTTAATAGTTCCAAGTGCTAATTTAATCCACTTGTTTACGTCAAAATCAGGATCTTTTTCAGATATGATTCTGCAATTGTTTGAAGAATCACATACTTCGTATTGTTTGGGTTGGGTTACTAAACCCATTAGACTAATTGCTTCATTCTTGGATAATGTTAATTCTGTAGCATTTTCCATAGAAGGATTATTAACGTCTTCTGGAACAAACACTTTAATTATACCATCATCTTGTATTTGAATGAACTTTGAGTACTCACCCAACATATTATTTATCATTTCTTTAATCATATCCATATAACGCAAATATTCAAAAAAAGTTGCATATTTTATACAATAAAAAGGGGTTAACTTTATGCTAACCCCTAGTACATCCAACTACAACCACGATTAATTAAGACTACGCTTAGTCTTTAAAATATTTTTCTCCTTTTACAAAGGCTACTACATTATAAGGATTTACTAATTGACTATCTTTAAACAAATCAAAATCAATTGATGCTTTCCTAGGATATGCTACCACATCACCTACTTCAGGATGATTGTTCTCATCTTGCCACTGATACCCAGATGGCAGACGTAATACAATACCTTTTCTGAATGTAGTTAACACTTTTTCTTTAACTGTTTCAGTGTCATTGATATCATAACCATTTTCGTCCTTTTTACCAGTCTCTACTGGCTTAATAATTTCTTTCTCTACGTATTCATCCTCTAAGGGTTTAACTATCATATCCTTAGTGGGAATATATAATAAACCGTCCATAACGGTTTTTAATATGTCCTGTTGATTTTCCATACTGGCTAAACGTACTTAATTAATTTTTGTTCTATTACTATGAAATTTTTCTTAGAATATGACCACCAGCACTACAACAAATACCCTGTGCAACATTATTTAGACATCCACTAAAGTTTTCAAATTGTCTAAAATAACACCCTCTGCATCCATCATATGCTCTGATTATTTTAAAATCGTCACCATTTATGTTAACAACTCCTTTCCTAATCATTTCTAAGTATTTTGGTTCATTCATCATGATATAGTTTGATAATATTATATTATATACTGCAGTTATCTAGAGTAAGAGTAATGGTTTATATTACTACTAATTGCATTTTAAACTACTACTATATCCTACTCTGGATGTAGGAACGTATTACAATCTAATTTTGTTCCATTTTCTTTAATAATAAATTTTTATTTTAGAGTAAAGCTATCGTGAGTACCATTTTTATTCTTACAGAATAACTCACAATTTACCAAATACTCATCCATAAAATCATTTTCTGAATCTATTTCAATATCTACTTCTATGAGATCATCATTTTCGTATATTTTTTGGTAAGTTCTATAGTTCCAATTACCATTCCAATGGTCTTTTATCTTAATAAAACCATGTTCTTCTAGCCATTCACAACGTGTCATTTTAACATTATTTATGATTATTTAACATATTTACGAAAGTTTCGTAGACAATTCATTAACTTGCTGCCTCAATTCATTCACAAACCTAGTAGCTCCTTTAGGTCCTGTATACCCTAAATCTGGTATTTTATATACATGATCACCAATACTATCTATACCATACACATTATTATCCTTACTTAGGATAGTTTCTACCTCTTTAACTGTTAATTCTTTTAACATAATTTAACTATTTTTAACTTTCTAATTCTGGCATAGTATCTATTGTGAACAATACATCTAGTCCACCACCCATATAATCTGCATAGTCTATAGCATATAATTGTCCATTTTTATCTCTATAAATACCTTCCCAACCTTTGCCTTCTTTACTTCTACCTATATATTCTAAGTTATAATCTTTTACTAAGCTTGTAAAATATCCAGTAGCTATTTCATTACGTCTCATATTTTATAACCTAAAAGTGTTAATAATTCATAAAATTTGTTAATATCCCTAAAGTAAAGTGAATATGAAACCATCATATGAGCCATACCTTCCTCCATAGGGTTCATTAATCTTAGATCTGATACTTTCAAAGCCTTAGTACCATCAGCACAATCCCATTCACTTACTCTAGCTCTTAATAGCTCAAAGTCACTAAACTCGTAGTAAAGCTGGTTATCTCTGATTTCAAATCCTTTATCTTTTAATTCTTGTTCAAATATCATAATATAAAAATAAAAAGGGGTACCGAAATACCCCTTAGTTTAACGTCTATTTTCCATAGCCATTTTTTGTTCCGTAGTACGTTTCATGATGATTTCCTCAATCCAAGCTAATGCAGCATCAAACCCTGCACAAAATGCAGCTTTAGATACTAAATTAGACTCTTCACACCAATCTTCATACTCTCTAAACATTTCTGTTTCTTTGAGTCTATCATCTTCGATTAACTCATATAGGTATTTCCTAAACATAATAATTGATTTTAATGATTAAACTTATTGATTAAGCCGTATAACCTAATTCTTATTTCAGTGTGGTATGACCACAATATAGTAACGTGTATACCAAGGTAATGTTGTAAAAATTTTTTATAAAAAATATTTTTGGGGGTATTAGTGAGAACGGGAACCAAAATAAAATATTATAAAAATTTTGATAGTGTGCAATTGAGAGTGAGGACCAATACAATATCAAGTCCCCTCTCCTAACAAGTAGGGGAAATCCCCCGTCAAAGAGTTAATGTGTCAATAGAACCTTATGGTGTATAGGTAAACCGTAGAATATTATGGAATTAGTTATCAAAACTAAGGACGTAAAGAATTATGAACTCACTAAGGTAGAGGTTAAGACCTCTAAAGACGGCAAAGCACGCTATGCAGTGTGTGAGTTCAGACAAGCAGGTCTAAGAAAGGTGCTGCAAGAGCAAACTAGACCTGTTGTGATGCAGTTAATGGCTGCATATGGCAGCACCAAAGAGCATGAAGATGTATACTTCAAGCTGTTAGAGGAGACTGTTGGTGAAGTTATGCCAATCTGTCGTGTTGAAGTAGCAGGCTTTCCTGACTTCATCCGCAAGGACAATGATGGTAAAATCATCACTGAGACTAAGGAAAGAGACGGTAAGCAAGTAAAAGTAGCTTCCATCTATAACTCTGTCTTCATCTATGCACTGTGTACTGACGAAGGCGAATGTATCAAGTCTGATGCAAGTCTTATCAAGCGTGGTGAGAACTTGTACAACAATTCTCAGCGCATCGTTGATTATGTTGAGTATGATACTAAGCGTAAAGCAGCTAAGGCAGCTAAAGATGCAGCTAAGGCAGCTAAGGCAGCTGAGGAGAAGAAGTCTAATCCATTGTTGGAGGGTGAAATAGTGGATGACGATGAGTTGTAATGAATATTGCATGGGACTTCGTAGGGTATGTTTGACCGTATCGGAGATAAAGCACCAAATGACTACCATACAATGTATAGTGAGGGGAGTAGTGAGAACTACTTCCTCCCCTCTTTTTCACTCTTTTTCACATCAGGCCCATTAGTAATTTATATAATATATAGCGTAATTTAAAATTAATCCAATTCTTACTATAACGAAGCACTGTTACTGCTGGTATAGAGTGTGCTTATAAGGTTAAGTCCCAAGGAGGGCATAAATGAGTGAAAGAATCTCAGCCTTAGTTACCAGACTTAGTAAGATTTAAAAAACTCAATAACTTCCCAAGACATTGAGGGCACCAGTTTCTTTAGAACTTTAAGGCTGAGAATGTGCATAAAGTGAAAATAATCATCGGATAAAGGTAGATTAATCTAAAGTTTTATAGGAAGAACAAATGTGAGTATAAAGTACTCATTGATCTTTCTTGTGTTGCAGTTATAAATAATTCAAAAATCGAAACAAATGAGTAACGGGACAAAAGCAACAATAGGATTTTACATAATGTCATGTTTATTCCTATTATCAATGGGATTAGATCCAAAAGCAAAACTCTCAGCAATATTAGATATGATATTTGAATGGTCATTAGCTTATTGGATATTTATTGGAATATGTTATTTAATAATAAACTCATTTAATAAATAATATCATGAGTAAAAGAAAATATCACAAATCAAATTGTGATGCCACAGTTAGAGCAATAGTCGAAGATGCACTAGGACGTAAAGTTATCCTAGTTGGAAAGCACGCTTTCGAGTGGTCTATCATTCTCGAAAAAGAAGGAAAATTAGTAATAACTACCTTTCCTAATAGAGAAAAAGCAGTAGATACATTTAACAATAAATATAAAAGAAAATGAAAGTATTCAATTACATTCTATTTGGTATACTATTGTTAGTATTATTATTTTATGTAGTAATGACAATAAGTCAACCACGTTACGCAGTAACTAACATATTACTGTACATACTACCAACTCTAATTGGTATCTATTTTGGTGTTAAAGTTATTAAACATGAATAACAAACTACCCAGTGTATGAAGTGATACACAACTCTCTTTTTAATTTAATATAATGCAGCCATGGTTAGTGACAAGCCTAAGTAAATGCAGAGTCTATTAAAATTTCAATATATGAAAAAGATAATATCATTCATTTGGTTAGTATTAAGAATACTTATCTATATGATAATATTATTAATACTGTTGGACGATCCCATCCTATATCCAATATGTGTGATATTATTTGCATATATTGAATTTAAGGATAAAGTAAATGTTAGTGTTTTTCATGGTATTATAGATGAAATTAGAAAAGAATTAAAGCAGTAACATTCTTTTGGTTAAAATGTAAGACACACATCTGTTGTGAAACACGTGCGTGTCATTTAAAAGATTTTTACAAACATTGATTATAGCCTCCTAAAGGCAACGAAAGTCACGACAGAACCGTTGTATGCCTATTGTGAAATACGCATACAATTTCCCTAGAGTAAAGACAACCTCATCGAGACTAACTACACTACTTCATACGCATTTTGATTAATACACAAGTTAGCGGTTCTAGGGTCTAGTAGGTTTAAATTGCCGGGCTGAACGAATGCCAACGGCCACCGAAGCTAATGTCTTTAAATCTGAATCATTAATACTTAATAATATGATAAGAATAATAATTCAGAAAAAAAAGAGTCGTAGTATATCTCTATATAAGAGAATTGTGACTCTTAAAAAAGAGCTTAATTTAAATTGGCTTGATGCAATTAAGTTAGCTTATAAATTAAGTAAAGGATACGGTGTAGTAATCAATACTGCTATCGCATCCAAGCAACAGTGCATGTATTCATACATGGACAATCTTCATAATCAATTACATCGTGTATTTGATGCAAATTGGAAACAAGATGTAGAAACTGTTGCTATGCAAATACCCAAAAAAGACTTTGACCTATTTAAATTAGGTGGAGGTTATAGGGTATATATTGCAACAAAACCCGGTTATATAGATCACTTCTTACAGATCTATCCATAATCAGGTAAGGGAGATTTATTTCTCCCTTTTAAAAATGACAAACTTGTTGAATTATAGAACTCTATTCATGTATCTGTTGTGAAACACATACTGATTAAATTGAAATCCTAAGTAGATACATGTAACAGCTTGGCGGCGTTAGTGGCTTATGATCTACTTAGGATTATTTTAGATTATTATTAACAATTAAAAATATAAAATCAGTATGGATAATATGAACAAAGGTATTAAATTTAATTTCTCTAAAACAGAAGTAATTGCAAACAAGTTAAGATGGATAAAGACATTAAAAGAAGTCTTTTGTATTAGTCTAAAAGATGCTAAAGATGCTGTAGACTGTGGATCATACTTTTACGATCTAAGTAGGTTTTTAGATAAAAATGACGCAATTAATTTTTACAATGCAATAGTTGGCAAAATTGCGAGATTAATAGACGAAGATTGTTTAGATGTTATTAAATTTGTTTGGAAAGAAAATGAATCTAATTCTAATTCTCAAAATATCCAAGAAATTAATAACAATGTAGTGAAAGTAGGCTCAGTATACATTCTTACTGAAGAAGAATACAATCTTCTACATAATTATCGTAATCTATTAATGAATATGTTGGGTACATATAAACAATTTCTACAAGCTTATGAATCCTTTAAATAAATCTTCATTAAAATGTCTTTTATATGTGTTACTACTATTGATAGTAGTAGTTGGGGGTATTTACACCATAGCTATTACAGGAGAGTTAATAATAACCTCATTAGGTATGGGTGTTATGCTAGGTTTGTTCTTTATTTTAATTAATAAAGAATCTCAGAGAATAGAAAAATATTTATATGAAGAAGAACAAAAACAACAAGATTTATGAAAGTAGAAGTTTGGTACGCAGTAGATGAAGATGGAGATCAATATCTTTTTACAAAAAAACCAGAGAGATATACTGAATATGATATGAATTATTGGATCAACTTCGAATATTCTGATAATGAGCTTGCAGGAAGTTTTAATCGAGCGCAAATATCTGAAGAAGATAGAACAAGACTAAACATTCCTACAATGTCTTGGGAAGATGAACCAATAAAGATTGAATTAGATATTCAAGCAATGGTTATTAATCAATAAGGCAATATTGCACAGTTTTATTAATAAATCAATTATTCATGAACAAGTTTCGAGATGTAGCCATTTGGCTACTTTGCATCGTACTATTAGGAGGAATCCTATGGTATGGGTACGATAAGTACCATGGTACAGAAGCTCAAAAAGCTTCAGAATCAACTAAAAATGAGGTTATTATTCCTACTTTGGAAGAAAGACTTAACGACTGGAATGTTGAAAAGCATGACATGGAATTGTATGATTTGTGTATGGAACTTCCAGAACAAATCGTACGTACTATTCTTAATAGAATAGGTACAACTGCAACGTATGAAGAGATTGCTGAAGAGTATCTCCGTAATACAAACTATTATATTAGTATGCAGTTAAAAGAAGTTATGCCGGGAATAACAGGTCCAGATGCTAAGAATGCTAAAGTGGAAATAAAGACTGAAGTAAATAGGCCGGAAAAAGAAAGTGAGAAAGCTATTAAAGTACCAGTTATGGTAATAGATAGTATTAAATGATCATGATTGCAATAACTTTTTTGAATTTCTGACTTATAATTCATTTATATGCATTGCCTGTGAAGGTAGTGCATATTTTTCATTAGATCATCAGAAGATGACAAGCATGTGGGGCGTAAGTAGTATTTTTATGCGGGAGAAGAAGAATGGCAATTGTTCTAATTAGTACTGATAATTGCAAATACTATGATCGTGCGGACGTTAAAATCATGCCGTTAATAAGAATTGTACTGGCAATACAATTCTGCTATAACGTAAAATATGTTAGATAGCCGATTATAAGAAGTTTTATGTAAGAGTTTTTTAATATTTATTTTGCAAGCATAAAACTTCACGATGACACTTGTTATTAGTTACTCATAGTACAATATGAGTTGTTGTTAATCAACAATCGTTCAATCAAAACTATCTCTGTAGTTGTACATACAGAGACGTCATTAAAAGTTATAACTTAAATTTATCAAAAATGAAACAGTTACATCTTATTGGAACTACAGGAAATAATTTATGTCTTGTACAGATTCCAACTTCTTGGTCTCAACAAGAAGTAAAAGAAATGCTTGAAAGAGCACTTCTTGTTTTTATGCAGGAACAGGAAGGAGATAATCCAGAATTTCTTACTTCATTAAATGAAGAAGAACTGAAACGTCAATTTCCTAGATTCGATTCTAAGTTAATCGAGCAAGTTTCTATTTTACTTCAGAATGTAGGTACACCAATATCTACAGGAGGAGGTCTTACATGGCAAGTAGAAGTACAGAATTACTTATTACGTAATCCTACTTTTACTAGAGACTTAGTTCTCTTATTTAACAATCCTCTCAAAAAAGAGGAAAAAGAGTATCTTTGTATTAACTACGTTGAGGCATTACCTGAAATTGTTAAAGTTTTTAAGAGCTATGTCTAAAACGTGGAAAGAAAGTAAAGCAGTAAAACAAGGACGTTCTGAAAAAGGACATCCTAAGCCTAAAATGGAACCCTATAAAAAGGGTACTAAGAATAAAAAAGAAATTTATTGATTACTCGCCAGTTATCATATAATTTAATTTTTTATTAATATGGTGGTTATCCCCGAATCGTGAATAAGCCCAGAGTCCTACAGCAAATCAAAGCTATGTGAAGATGCATAGTACGCTAATAAAGTAAAGGGGGCAGCATATGATAAGAAAACAAAGACTATGCCACGATTCATTATTTAAAAGTATGGAAACAAAAAATGTTATAGAACTTTCTGCATTTAGTAAATCTTTATCAAAGAAAATTACGTACTTAAACCATGAAGAACGTATACTAATTGATATAGAACAAATTGCTGCAATAACTCCATCTTCAGAAAGAGAGGATTTACCCAAGAAAATAGGTTTATCTTCTTGTAATAATAATGAAGTAAAGGAAGAATTGTATACTTGTGTATTACTTAAATGCGGTTTTAGTATAAGAGTAATTGAATCAATAGGAGAAGTATATAGTAAAATAATACAAAGAACGTATAATTCTACTATCTAGTAATAAAAATTAATAACTAAAAAGTAAAAAGTAATGACACTTGAAGGACCTATTTATCAAAGTAATACCGATGGTATTAGTAATGTTTCTACTAGAGGACAACCTATTACCTCTACACTTTGTAAAAAAGATATAAAAGGATCAATAAAGAGCGCAATTAGTGAGAATCCTAGTTTTAAGCAATTTCTTGAAGAGAATAATGCTTATGGTAGATATGTAAAAAATGTCACCAATCAAATATTGCGAAGTAGAGATATCTCTGATAAACTAATTAAATGTGTACATAGAATAGCTCATAGTAATTATAATAATAGAGAGATTATTAACGACACTATTAGCTGGAGTAGTACGTCAGAAGGTAGCGATTATTGGTTTAAATTATATGTTAATACCAAAAAGTAAATAATAACAGTTTCAATTTAAAAATCAATTTTATTAACTTATCAAAATTTTAAAAATTATGGCAGATTTTAATTTAGATGCAAAAATGCAAGAGCAAGAGAACAATCAGGGTAAAGTGAACACTTCCGCAGTAGACAAAGCAAAAGAGAACATTGCTGCAAAGAAGTTGGAACAAGAGACCCGTGAAGTTGAACGTCGTTTATCAAGTGCAGAGTCTACAGAAGATCGAGCATTGAAAGAACTTCGTATGGCTCGCAAAAAGGAAGAAGCTCAAAAAGCATTTTTGACAGCTGTATCTACAGCTAAAACAAATTTTGAGTCCGACGGAGATTATCGTAAGTACGACAAAGCCGTTGAGGAAGCCGAAGAGAAGCGTGATAAAGCCGTCAGTGACGCTAAGCGTGCTATCTACGGTGAGGATTATTGGAGATATTAATCCAGTAATTTAACTCCGAAATCAGAGTTGGGAGTGTCCGAGAGGCCTCCCAATCTCTTTCCGTATATTTAGTTCTAGAAAGAGATTAATACCACGATTTAATTATTCGAATTGGAGTAGAATAAGATTATCTTGAATTAACAAGATACTCAAGAGCCTTGAGCCAGAGTGGAAAATTCTGAGCCACTGATCACGTGCCTGAGATCATTACTATCACTTGAAAAAGTACGAGCATGTACTGCTGAATCGCTAGAACCTTGAGTCAAGACCTAGTGATAGGCTTACGTAAGTAAGTTAAGTATAGTAATGATATCAAATCACACACAGAATTAGAGCTATATGCCGAAGTTGATGCTTATAATCTTTTGATGGTAAGATAAACTTCAAATTCTGTAGATCTATCAAAGGCATTTTCTATAGTAGTAGAAAGCTACATGCCTAAGACCATTCTTTTTAAGATAAGAGATAAACATGTATTATAGGTAAGATATAAGTCGCATTGCGCACTCTTAGAGGAATACACTCGTATAAAAAAGAATTCTTACTATTACTATAGATTTATAAGGTAAAGAGAGAGTGATCTCTCTTTATCTACTATCTTTCATAAAAATGTTTGTTTCAAAATTTATATCATAAGAACTGTGATATATCTTATTAGGTTTATTAGAAACTATTAGGACAAGGGTTCGATTAAGATGGTCGAGTTTAAATTGGGTGAATTCAGGGAACGCTAAACAAAAATGCTCAGAAATGACATTTTTGCATGCCAATCCTGAGCTAAGCATGTAGTACACTACATGAAAGTGCAGAGACTACTGGAGAACTAAAGTGTTCTTAATTACCAGCTAGAGCGCCCAACCCTTCATTAGAAGGTGAAGAGATAGTCCAAGATTCACGAAACTTTTTAAGTTTCTCCTCAGAAATGAGGTTCCTATGAACCATTCTGTGGCAATTAGGACATAAAGTTATTAAGTTTGTAATTTCATTTTTACCACCGTTAGATACAGGTATAATATGATGAACATCACAAGAAGCTTTATTCCAACCGCATATTGCACAAGGTTGTAATAATAGAAAATTGTAAAACGATCTAGTAATAGCATTATTAGATTTCATTCTTTTACGATAATCTTTTAATTTACAAGCATTTGTACAATACTTTGCTTTGGAAGATTGCGCTTCAAATTCCTGTTCACATACAATACATTTACATTTGTATTTCTTTCTATGTAAATTTCTGTATTTAGCAGCACATGAAAGTGAACAAAATTTTGCATTTCCTCTGTTTACCTCTCGTAAATCAGCTTGAAATTCATTATTACAATATAAACATTCTTTTTTCATATAACTATAACGTATGTGGAGATAGAATGTTCTAATAACTTAAAAGAATCTGCCCCTTCAGCTCCACGAGTTTCTGTATATCTTTTCTCACTATACCATTGCGGTTTGAGTAAAAAAGATATACTTTAAGGGGCTGCTTGGATTTGACTAGTAGTGAAAGGTAAAATAGGTTCAATTTAAAATTTAAATGGCAATACATTTGTCACTGATTACACTGCTCTAGGAGCAGCGTAAATCAACGTGCTAACTACGAAAGTGAGGGGGTCTAGTAGCTTAACTGGATAAAGCCCTGAATTTTATCAGGAGATTGTGGGTTCAAATCCCACCTAGATAACAATTTATTTAATTATTTTAAAAAGCTTATGGATGAGAAAATAGCTGAAAAAAGATTAGTATCATTTAATAAAGAATGTATACTAGCAGGACCACGACAAAGCGTCGTTAGTTTCCTTAAAATGTTAATGAACTTAGGAGCAGATGTAACAAAAGCAACATCTGCAAAGAGTTTGATAACTAGTAAATCGAACATTGTATTACTACTTAAGAATGAAGGAAAAAGTAAGAAATTTCCTCAAATCACTGTATTAAGTAGGTCTTGGTGGGATTATTACCACAATCCCAAAAAGCATAGAAGTTCTTACAAAACATACAATATTCCAAAACAATGGAATAAAGTATATAATGAGATACTAAAACTTGAAAATATTCCATTCTTAATTCCTGAGTAATATGAGACTAACATTTTGGATATACTTTGATAATCCCGGTGAAAAGGAGAAATTAAAGAAGATAATGGATGAACCATATGATGATTTTGAAAAGAATCGTCTAATCCAAGAAGAGTTTGAAGTTGATTTGCTTACAGCAAGTCGAGTTATTGACACATATTATAAATCAATTAAGAAATGAAAGCAGGAGTATATATTGTTAAAGACTTATTCAGTGAACAGAAATATATTTTGTCTTTAAATGGTAAGGAACCATTTATAAGAATCACAAATAGTATTTCACTAAGTTCATTTGCTAATGGTCTTATCGAAAGAGATCATAAAATAGTTGAACAGATTTTAGAAGATCCTACTAAATTTGAATTTACTCTTCTATCTAAAGAAATTGAATCAAGTAAAATAGAAGAAAGAAACACAGAATCTAGTAGTATTCAATATACTGATGAACAATATAAAGAATTCATAAGTATAAAGAATATTCAACCAGATGGTAATTTAAATAAAATTGCTGTTACTGCAGATATTCAAGGTAAATTACATATATCTTGGGAAGAAGCAGAAAAATTATTTGATATAATAAATATTCGTTATTTAGAAGACGATAAATGGAAGAAAATAGAGATAAAATCTTCGATCAACGAGGCGAACTCTGTAATACAATAAAAAATCTTTTTAAAAATACTAGCAAATGTGAAAACTTTTTACCTGTATTTAGAGAAGATGAAGGTTATTGTATGGATTGGGGAATAATTGGATCAGAATATGAAAAATATTTTGGTTGGATTAAAACTCCAGATGGGAAATTTTGTTCAGTATGTCCAGATAATATGGACTGGCGTACTTGGATTGAGATAAAAGCAAAAATTAAGAAATGGATTGCTTGGATATCTCAACGTCTTTTTCATCCTAATAAGATGATAGGGAGCAAACATACTACAGACTTAGTAAGACTAAGAATTGCTGTAGCAATGTTAGACAAAATAGAATTACCTAGGATATATTCTGATGAAATATTTGATAACTTAATTCAATGTTATTGGATACGTAAATATGTATATGATACATATTATTATAGATATATATTAGGTATTCCATTTTAGTTTAGAAATAAGGAAGTGTAATAAGACTTGCCTACTTTCAGACGAGATAGCTGTGTCGTCGCAGAGGGCGTTCTAAACAAAGGATTCTAGGGGTTCGACTCCCCTAGTTTCCACTAATTAATGCTTGTTATATGAAAGAAGAAGAAAAAATCTTAATTGAACAAGCAAAACACGGTGATAATAAGGCTTTTAATCAATTATATGATCGGTATCATAGATTGATAAGATATATCATCTTTGATATAGTTAAAGATGACGAACTTACTCAAGATCTATTGAGTAACACATTTATAAAAGCCTTTAGTAAACTCAGTTCTTATGTAAATCCTATTAGCTTCGAAGCGTGGCTTAAGACAATAGCAGTTAATACTACTATTGATCATATAAGAGCCACAAAGGATTTGTGTAAGAACTTCAGCATAGATAATGAGACAAATACTATTCAATTAGAAGAGACAGCTCCAGATCCCGAGTCAGATATGATTAAAACGGAGAATATTGAACTTCTAAGAATAGCATTATCTCGCCTAAGATCTAAGTATCGAAATTTACTCGAGTTAAGATACTATCAAGGTCTTAGTTACGATCAACTGAGTGTTAAGCTTGGAATTCCTATTGGTACTGTAAAGTCCGATTTGAATAAGGCAAAACGTAGGTTGAGAGAAATTTTTCATAAACTTTCAAAAAATTAACAGAACATGACAACAATGACTTTCATTTCTATGATTGTTGCTTTAATTCTAGTAATTGTAGCAATCGCTAGAGTGCAAGGTAGCCCAAAGCTAGGTATCAATTTAATATTGACACTAGCATTTGCGATTGTTGTTGGATTTGGTATCCAAAGTAAGACTCGTAATATCGAGCCTAAAAAGGACCAAATAGAAAAGGTCTCTGTAGTAAACCACATGCCCATACAGGCTTTGCAAATCGTTGGAGTGACACCAATGATTACTGCAACAATTAAGTCTGTAAGTAAGGCTTATATGTGGTTTATTAGAGACCAAGGAGACCAACAACAAGGAGAAAATCTTCTAGTTCATACTAGAACTAGAGCGTCACCAGATCACGAGGATTCAAGTTAGCTTACTAACTATTTTCGGGATCATTACTATTTCTATCATTAGTTATTTTAATAATTTAAAACTGTAAAGGACAGTAAACAAATCAATTGAATCATGTCTAATAAGAAAAATAAAACAACTCAGCAAGCTCCTGTAAAGGATACTGAAGTAAAAGATAACAAGAGTGCAAAACAAACTCAAGTAAATAATCCACAAAAACCAAAGGAAGTAAAAAAGCCTGAGGTAGAAAAAGAGGAGAGAAAACAAACTCCACCACCTGTAGATCCTACAGTAGAAACAGTTGCAACCGAAGAGATTAAGCCGGAGCCAAAGGAAGAAATTCCTTCAAAGATCGACTTAAACAATATTAAGTTACAACCACATCAGAGAATGTCTGGCGATGGTTATGCTCGACTACTAGAAGTAGCTCAGCGTCATATAGCCGGAATGAAATCTGGTGAACCAGCAACGATTAAGATGGAGCAAGCCTTCACATATAATCTTGCTTGGGGTATGACTAAGGCTTCTATTCAAGCTCGTGAAGAGAAACTTGAATTAGGTCTTGCAGTTCCAAATGATGATGTCATTGTTCAAGATGTTATTAATACATTTAATAATATTGGTGTTACAATGTTGCCGCATCATGTATCTGAGGATGGTAAACAAATGACCTTAGCATTTAAGGACATTACTCCAGAAACAGAGAAAGAAGCTAAAGAGGAAATTAAACAAGAGAAAAAAGCTCCTGTAGTTCCTGAGCTAGATGCTGCTAAGTGGAAGGATGAGAATGATGCAAAGAATGGATTATCCTATATCTTATCACAACAGAACTCCCCTTTTCCAAATCGTTTCAGCGAGGCATTGATGAAAGTACGATTATATCGACAGAATCAAGAACCAGACGAAGCAAAAAAGGAAACTTGGAACAAGATTGGATTAGGTGCATTATTCGAAGATGCTGTTACCCTGTTAGGTAATAAATCTACAGCATTAGTACGTGGTCTATGTCAGGGAACTGTTAGTTCTCTTATAGCAGATCATAATCCAATTTTCGCTCATTCAACTGTGAAATATAATCTTCCGGTTCTGAGTGAGGATGAAGTAGTTGATTTAATTAAAGCGTTTATTCGTGTTCGTAATGCGGACTCTAAACAGCCAATTGACGAAACTACAGCAGTTAAGAATGGAATCCTTGAGCCTACTCGAGATTTCTTCTTACAAGTACCGCAATTAAGTAAATTAGTTGTTAATACTGACGATCCTAAATCATATGAAGTAGGACTCGCCAAGAAGATCATGAACAAATTCTATGAAGCTTATAAGACTGAAGTTCCTATGGCAGATCCGAAGTTCATGCTCAATGCAACAAATAAAATGATCGAAATTCGTAACATGTACGTAGACAAGGATGCAGCCTTCGCTCTATATACAGAAAGCGAATATCCTAAGGAAACTCCAAAATCTGAGGAAACTGCAGATCCTAAGAAAGACGAGAAACCGGTGGAAGAGAAGAAGTAAATAACTATAAATCATTATCAAAATGAGTAGACATGACAATTTACTTACATACGTGTCATTTGCTATTGTAGGTATATTATTATCCTATAATACGAACTTCTTTCAAGTAGAAGAGGTTCGGGCAGATCAAGTAAAACCACTTGACTTGCCCGCATTAAAGTTCGATCCTAAGAATAATTTATCCTTAGAGATTGATCTTAATAAAGGTGTTTCCAATGTAAAAAGCGATATGCCGATCGCTAACATTGATGTCACCATTAATCACCCCACGAAAATCGTGGAAAAGGTAGTAAAGAAACCAGTTAAAGAAAGGAAAGAATATGAAACAAAAACTGAATATTTGGAGAAAGTAGTGATGTTTACTCTACCTACTCCTCGCTTTCACGTACCAAATGTTCAGATTCCTAAAAGTGTAGAGAGATGAAAGCAAATAATAATACATTAGATAAATTAGCATTTGTAGGCTTAATTATCTTCTTTATAATGTGTTTACTTTTTGCATGGTGTATAACATAACAGTTAAAGATAAAAGCTGTCGGGTCAAACGACTCCTTACCCGTAGTAAGAAGAAGGAGAGTGGTATTGTAGCTGTACACTTAAAAAGCAATAAGACAGCGTATATTATATTTGGACAAGTCTGATCAACAAATCGTATAATATAGACAAGGAAAACAGGATATGAGAATATGATAGCGCTAACACGCAATTCAAAAGGTAGTATGATAACTTATTAATGAGTATATCCTTTTACTCTAGAAAAGTTAATAAGAAAATGGAATAGTGTAGATATCAATCCATTCTATAGATATTGAGAACCGTCTGGCGAATATACTAAGAGAAGACACTTCGATACGCTTACCGATAAAGTAGGGAAACGTAGAAGATAAACGATATATGGAGTCTGCTTCAGCAGCTATTGATAATTATAGGTGACAATGTAATTATTAAGTCTTAGAGTAAAGACAATAGTAAACTTCATTAGAAGTCCGTGGAGGAAACCAATCCTGAAATCAAGAAGGGACTTTAAACAGCAACTGCAACTATCACAAAGGGTGATAGAATTACTCAATAAAGAACTGACTAAGTTCCGGGTAGTGTCCAAAGCTACCTTACTGAATCCACTTTAATTAATTTGGATAGGTTAAATAAATTTGCTATCTCAGTGTTCACTACATTAGTGCTGAAACACCTATATGAAAGAATATAGGGGAAGTGTAGTTATGAAGGAGATTAGATATTTAATAGAGGGTGCTATAAGGTGCTACGAATCTGAAGAAAGTAGAATCAATTACTACAGCTTTTATTCTTAGAAGTAAAGGTCAACAGTTGGTGTTATTACTAAAGATTCATATGGCTGAGTGGCTATGATCCATACTGGGAAAGTAGAAATAAATTCGAGACTTATTTTCTATGGATACGTATGACAGATTATCCGGATTAGGTGCCAAACCTATACTTTATAGAACTATTAATATCAACGTGATTGTGTTTACTGCATGAGTTATATCACGATAATAAATGGAAACGTAGAGGTTTGGTGAAGCGTACCAAAACGTTAATCCAAGTTTTAGAACAACTCTTGGCAAGATTGTAATACAGTAACACTGTATGTATCTAAAACAGGTCTGACTTACCTAATACAAAGTTTTTGACGTCGGCTAACAGAGTCCGTCGGTTGATATCCGAGAAACCTGCAAAGTTTAGTATGCTTTCTTTAAAATATATAACGAAAGTAGGGCTTTTGTAAAGTCAATGGGCTAAGTTCAAGTCTATTAACATAGAGCTACTGAATCCAAAGATTCACCACTGGCCCGAGAGTCATATTTCCTCTTAAATAAAGAATATTAGAGAGTATTAACATGTTTAACACCGTAGGGGCCAAAATCCCGAGTTAAAATAAATTTGAGGAAGTCCTCGCTAGGAAAAGCCTATCATTTGTAGGATAAGGTAAACCATTTTCTGACTGCGCCCTCAACAAGCCAACCGTTATTGCTTCGTGCATGAATACTAGAGTATGATGATAAATCATATGATCGGTATAAAGCGTTTCATTGAAACTTATAAATCTTTAAGAGTGACCGAAAGCGAACTAATACTTATAGACCTATTTGTAAGTAAGAGTAAATGGAAAGTAGGTGAAAGTCCTCAATATTCGAGCTTGTAAAACAGAAAAATCCTCGAAAAGGTCATATGGGCAGTATACTGCATATGAAAGAATAGAGTGGCAACCACTTTAGGGTGAAAAGACTAGAAGTGTTGGGTTTGGTAACGTTCCTAAAACGACCGTATATGTGGAATATTCGATAAAGTAATCCTATGTGGTTTATTATATCTTATCAGTGTGTTTAAGCCAATTTAAGACACACATACTAGTAATAGTATATTTGTATTGACAAAGATATAACGTTTGCTAGAGAAGCCTAGAAATGTATAAGAACTAGTAGCATGTGCATATCCCTATCAATATACAGCGGTAGAAGATAGTAAAAAACGTATTGATCTTGTGACTTATTAATTAATGTCGTAAGATCTCATTAGTCTGATGTTGGGCAAGCGTAAGGGACAGTTAGTCATGACACGAACCTTCATTAGTTAATATGAAAAGTATAATTGGATAATTCTAGAGTAAGACTAGTTCCATAATGCACTAGATGAAAAAGTGTCATTTAAGAAGAGGAAGTATCTACTTAAATGTGTCTCTATGGAGTGCTAGAGTAATAGCAATAGCAGAATTACAGAGTGAAATAGAATCCAACAAGCTTATCAAGTATAAAGAATAATTTCAAGGAGTAGTCATTGAATTGACGTAGGCGATAAGATAACAGGCACCTGGGCAACAACATCCCCTATTTAGGAAATACTCCAGTAAAGAAGTTCTTTTATTTTATTTGAGTTCATTAATCTTTTAAAAACAATTTAAAATGTTTCGTTGGTGGAATCAACCACGAAATCAAGGAGGAAACAAATTATGGATTATATGCGTATTAATGCCGCACAATGTGGCGCAACTTTGGGTAAATATATTTTAGTTGTGGAACGGAATCCCGTTGATACAAATTATTCAGAGGATAAGAAAAATGGTGCTTTGACTTTAAGTCGGCCTATTTACTTGTATTCAATTCGACCGATAGAAGTAACTTCAGTCGAGTTAGTAGAATCAATGAGTAACGAACGTAAAGTTCAGTTCAATAAAGATCCGAAATTACGGCTCGATATCGCCAATATTGACGACATTACGAAAGTTATTCCGGTACCGTCAGCTTCTACTGTTAAAGCAGCAATTGAGAAGTACGAACGGTCTAACAAAGAAGAAATTACTATCTTTGTAGACTATGTTAAATTAGTACCGGAAGTTATGGCCCTTAACCGGGATGAGAAGAACGTACTTCAGAGCTTCTTGAATGCTCAGATGAAGTTCTGTGGAACTTTAGCCGAGGCAAATGAGCTTGAGGCTACAGCTTGTCGGACTCGGATGAAAGAGTTAGGTATTGACGTTAATATCTAATTACTATGTCCGAGCAGGGATTTACTATAAGTCCGTGGGCGTTTAGAGATTTAACTTACATGTTTAGTGATCCTATTCTTGTAGATCAATTGCTACTTACAGATGAAAAGCAAGTAGCAAAATATAAGAAAGTCAATAAAGATGGATCGATAACACTTGGTAAAACGAGTATTTCATGGTTAAATCGCCTATTTGGTGGAGAATATGTACTTAATCCTGAGACAATTTGTCTTAGATTAATTAAGATAATAACCGGTATGGGTAGTGGTCGAAATGATGATGCATATAAAGATATGTGTGATCGTTTCTCAAATTATTATAAAGATGGAAATTATAGTTTGGCTATATCTGCAATTTTTGTTGCATATCGTTTTGTATTAGCTTCAGATATTAAAACAATGACTGAAGAGAACTCTACAGTTGAGAAAGGAGTTCCTAATCGAAAAAATGTTTTAATAAATGGAGTATTAGTAAAAGACAATTCTGGTCAAGCTGTTGTAGTGGATTTTTCAAATCCATCGCAAGTATTATTCCGTCGTCCATAAAATCGAAAATCATAAGTAATGGTAATTATATTCTGTGATGAATGATGAATAGATATTACACATTACTCAAGATATTTCCTGGTAGAGAAAGAGATGAGTTAATTTCTCTACCATAACATGGGCGTAATACGGTATGTATAATAACATGCTAAGTGGGTTGGCTAGCCTCGAGAATAAGAAGAGGATGTCATTATCGATGATGAATACGCCCTCACAGGTAGTTGATAATTCAAGTATATAAATAGATGTTTAATAATTTAAAATCAATTTGTATATGAAAATTAAATCAACAGAAATTAAGGCAAAGCTAGAGAAGTTAAATAAAGATATCACTAATAACTGGATGATCATTCGAACAGAGAACTTAGTTGAGAATGGGTTTAAACGTCATTATGATATGAAAGCATTATTAGATGATATTAATAAAAAAGCTATAGATCGTATTCAGACAAAGCTAGATCAGTTTTGTATCAATATCGGTTTTAAATCACGTAGCGATTTTCCGAAAGATAGTATTTATCCTATTATCTTTGAGTTATCAGAGAAGAATGAACAATTTGTTCAACTAGGTATTATTATCGAGAAGTCAACAATTAATCCTACCCTAAAGATGAAGAAGGGTAAGAAGAATCTTAAGCAGAACGAGGAACTTACTCGTGATTATCTAAACAAACTTCGTAATAATCTTCAGTTGGAGATTAATGGCCTAAAAAAGAAACTTGCTGACTTTAATGATGCAGCTGAGTTAGATACTAGCGGAGCATACATGTATTTGGCAGCATAAAAAGGAAGATTTGTCGCTCCCTTTAAGTAGGAACAAGAGTTTGGCAAGTCGGGTTCGAATCCCGGACGAATCACAAGTCTCGAAAACTTATTTACTAACATTAAAATTATCAAAATTTATGAAAACTAAAGATATCAAATCTACAGAAAAGAAAATATCCTCTTTAGACAAAGTAAAAGCACTTAAAGAGAAAATTATTGCAAATGCAAATGCACTTGCTGATCGTATTCTTAGTAAAGCAATTGCTAAAGAAGAACAAGAGAAAGCTTGGGAGACTAGAAAGGAAGAACTTAAAGCAGAAGCTGCTAAAAAGCGTAAAGAAGCAGCTTTAAAGAAGCGAGAAGAGAAAGCGAAGAAACTTTCTCAGATTCATTCTAGTATTCCTACTAAGGATACCTCTAAGAAGCAGAAAGCTATTGATAAAGCAATTGAGGAAAAACACGATGAGAAAATGATTGCTAAGGAGACAAAATTCGAAGATTTCAATCCTAAACGACAAAAGCTTACTAAAGAAGAAAAAGAGAAAATTGCTGCAGAAGCTAGAAAAGCTGGTTATCTAGCTTACAAAGCAAAGATGCAAAAACAAGCTTCTGAAATAGCAGCAGATCCTAAAGCGTATCAAGTACGCCAGGAGAAAAGAAAGAAATCAGAACAAGAGCGTTTAAATATGCTTGCTGAGAAACGTAAAGCTCGTATGGATAAACTTCAACGAGTAGAACTTACTCAGAAACAAAAGACACTAAAAGATCTTGAGCATTTTAAACTGGCACAAGAACGTCGTAATGAAAAGAAACTTCAACGACGTCAAATGTACCTTTCTAAGGGTAGTGTACAATTACCTAAAGTAAAGAACAAGGTGGAAGTTCGACCTATTGTCGAACAACCAAAAAAACAAGACAGTAGTAAACATCGTTATATTGTGAGAACCCAGTATATCGATCAACCTTCTCTTACTGGAGATAGAGTTGGTGCTATTGTCTGTCTTCCGGATAAGTTGAAAGATATTGTAAAATATTCTTTTAACAAAATGATGGAAAAAGAATCTGATAAAGTAGTAGGATACTTTATTTATGATTCAGATAATCCTGAAGTATGTATTATGGAGATGGTTAACTCTAAATATCGAGAGATTGATGGAGTTACTATTACTCGTTTACAAAAACAGGATAAAACTGCAGCGTAAGCTGATATTCGTCTATGAAACAGGGGTGCGTCTGTTCAACGCACAATATGATACGTAAATAATCCGAAACTATAAGGGAAAAGTTGGTAGTCTATATAAGCGCTTATATAGGAACTTGGTTCGAATCCAAGGCGTATCACACAAATTATAGCTATGAAAATTAAAGACAAAACCTGTATAGTCTTTGATATTGAAGTTCTTAAGAACATATTTACTTGTACTTGTAAGAATACAGAAACAGGAGTAATTAAAGTATTTGAAATATCTTCTAGAAAAGTAGATATTCAAGATCTCCTCAATTACTTTACTCAGGATTGTTATTATGTTGGTTATAATAATCATCATTATGATAATCCAGTATTAAATTATATCTTTTCTTTATATAGAAAAAGATATTTTGAGTTCTTTAGTACAAGAGAAATAACTGAATCTATATTCAGAATGAGTCAAATAGTAATTGATAAAAATTCTGATTTTGGATTATGGAAAGAGTATAAATACGCTAAGAATTTCTTATCAATTGATTTATTAACAATGCTATATTCTAAAGCACTACGAGTATCTTTAAAAGAGATGCAAGTAACTATGCAATATAAGAATGTAGAAGAATTTATAGTCGATTGGAAACAAGATCTTTCAGAAAAAGACATGGATAAATTAATACTATATAATATTAATGATGTAGAATCTACTGAAGAATTATTATATAGGTGCAAAAGTGATTTAGAACTAAGAGTTTCTATTGAACAAGAATATAAAATTAATTGTTTAAGTCTTGATGGAGTAAATACTGGTATGAAAATTCTTGAACAAGAATATATTAGACATACTGGTATTACTAAGGATAAATTAGAACAACTAAGAAGTCCTTGTGATCAAATAGATTTAGAGAAAGTTATTTTTCCTTGGATAAAATTTAATAGCCCTATATTACAAAACGTATTAAAAGAGATGAAGCAATTACATAATGTTTCTCCAGGTAGAAAGGGTTATGAAAATACTTTCGTATTCGGTGACATGAAAATAACCGTAGGTGTTGGTGGTATTCACGGAGATTGCGGTATAGAAATAATTAAGCCTAAAGAAAATGAATTATTATTAGATTCTGACGTTAGTTCACTATACCCAAGTATGATTATCGAACACGATTTATATCCACCACATTTAGGTAAAGAATTTTTAGAAACATATTCTAATATTCGTACAAGAAGATTAATTGCTAAGAAGAATAAAATTAAAGTAATAGATAAAACACTTAAATTATCACTAAACGGTTTAAGTGGTAATTTACAAAATGAACATTCATGGTGTTATAGTCCATTTACTGTAATGCAAATTAGAATTAATGGACAATTACTACTTTTAATGCTTTCTGAAAGACTATTATCTTTAGGATGTAAGTTACATCAAATTAATACTGATGGTATCTTATATACATGTAAAAAGGATAAATACGAAGAACTACAAACAGTTTTAAGTGAATGGGAAAATCTTACTAAACTTACCCTAGAAACTGAAAAATTTACTTCATTTTATCAGTTAGCAATAAATGACTATTTTGGAGTAGATATAAATAACGATATTAAGAAAAAAGGATTTTTTCTTACTGACGTTACCTTAGGAAAGGGATTATCACCTAAGATAATACCTGAAGCAATTATTAACTATTTTGTTCATAATATTCCAGTAGAAGATACAATTAAATCATGTAGAGATATACGTAAATTCTTACAAGCTGAGAAAACTGGTAAACAGTGGACAGTTGAGTATAATGAACAAATTCAGCAGAGAACTAATCGATTTTACGTTAGTAATAGTGGATATTACTTATGGAAATGGAAATTAGATGAGACTGGAAAAAGATCATATCATAATATGCTAAAAGGTTATGGAGTAAAACTTCATAATCGATTCTATTCTGATGAAGATCTTCAATGGAAATATTCTCAAGGAGAAACATTCCAGAGTATATATGATGTTGATTATCAATATTATATAACACAATGCGTTAAAGTAATTGAACAATTAAAACCTAGACAACTAAGTTTGTTTGATTTTGACGAAAATTAGCAGAAAATAACAAATCTTTGACAAGCTTTTAAAATTTTTAAGAGCATGATCATTGAACTAGATACAAGTTTATTAGAAATAATAGACAATATATCAATTAATCAGTTAGTATTTTTAAGTCTTGTATTAGATAAGAATCAAAAATTCCATCAAGGTATCACACCACTTATTCGCCTGGTCAGTGATAGTGAAATACAAGACTTAATCGACAGAAATCTTATTCAGAAGAAAGATGATAGTAAAAAATTAGTGTATAAACCTACTAAGGAATTAGTAGACAAATTGACTCCTAAAGACGTACTTTTTGAGCAATTTTATACATTATATCCAATAATGGTTAATAGACCAGATGGAACTAAAGGCTTTCTTAGAAGTAATGTTAAGAAATGTAGAGATTATTATAACAAATTAATTAAAGGCAATCCTGATCTTCATAATAGGATCATAACCGCTTTGAACTTTGAACTTTCCGATAAGGCAATGACCGGTAAGCTTGGTTATATGAAAACTATGTGGAAATGGCTTACTTCACATGAATGGGAATTAATTGAAGAGCAAATGAATATTAACCAATCTGAAACTACTATGTTGTATGGAACAAAACTACGTTAATCCATTACCGTTTAAACATATATCAACAGCTGCAAATGAAGCTGTTACATATATACGAAGACGTAAAAACCATGAAATTGAACCACTTAAAAGCAGGTGGAATAAATTCAATGAAATGTGTTGTGGTGGAATTGAACCTGGTTGTGTTTATACAATTGTAGGAGCATCAGGAACTGGTAAGTCTTCGTTTGTAAATACGCTTGAAACTGATTTAATTGAACTTAATTCTAACAAGGAATTGATCGTACTTTCTTTCTCATTTGAAATGCTTAGCCGTGCACAAGTAGGAAGAAAACTATCTAACAAGTTGCGTCAAACAACTACACAATTGTACTCGGCATCAGAAGATCTTTCTGATACTGAACTTAATTTAGTTGAGGAAACTGCAGAATCTCTTAAAGATTATCCTATATATTATGTGGATGATGCAGCTACAGTACAAAAGATAGACGATACAATTACATATTTTCAAAATACGATTGCTAAGGATAAATGGTTAATAGTTATTCTGGATCATACTTTATTAGTAAATAGTGATAACTATAAAGATGAAAGAATGATTATATCTGAGCTCGAAAGAGTATTTATTAAAGCAAAGAAAGTTGGTATGACAAGTATCATACAATTATCTCAAATGAATCGTAATATAGAAAATATTGATAGAATTAATAATCCATCGAGTCACTATCCGATGCGAAGCGATTTATCATCATCTGACTCTGTATTTCAAGGCAGTGATGTTATAGCTGTTTTATCTCGACCTGAAACTTTAGGTATAACAGCATATGGTCCTCAACGACTACCTGTACAGAATAAAGTATATCTTCATTTTCTTAAAGTAAGAGAAGGAGAGTTAGCAATACTTGAATTTGAGAATGACCTGAAATATAACAACCTAATTGAATTATAGATAGGATTTTTTATTAATCTTGGTTAAATAAAGGCGAATTATGACATACAAATATAATACAGTAAACAATACGGCAAAAAGTAACACAAATCTTGACTATACAATTGATTTGAGTAAGTATTTTACGACAACTACTTCTTCTAAGAAGAACGACTATACAATTAGTATCTTGGATAAGATTAAATCTATCTTTCCGTGGGCTAATAAGAATGATAACAAGTATACAATTTTGACATTGGATAATGCTCCGTATGAGAATTATACAATTTTGGATATTACTCCGGAAGCATTGAATCTAGAATGGAATAAAGCAGCTTCTCGCTTATTTGATTATATTTACTATACGGAGAATCCCTCCTATGATTTTAAGATTGGTGATATTCCGGTTAAGATTCATGGTAATTATATCCAAGTAGGTTCTCGATTGATTCCGAAGTTTACAAATTCATCATTCTTTAATGATCTTCCTAAGAAGGATCGTATTATTCTTTACAATATCTCAATGAATATTAATTCATTAGAAATTGCAGCGTAACTTAACTTATAACAAATCTTTTCAGAATTTTTACAAAATTTTTCAAACTATATCAAATTCTTTCAAAGTTTTCTGAGAAGTAGATAAACTAACATTATGATAGTATTACCTACTGAGAAAATTAAAGCAAAGGTGAGAAATCCAAGATTTCTTATCTTTTTTGGTAAGCCTGAAATTTGGGCCATAATATAGCAATATATTATGCAAATTCCTCGAATTGCTGGAACCTTTTATAATATTTTACGTTTTAAAAACAAAAAACGGATATTATAAAACAATCAGCAGCTAAGCTTTATGATAAAAGAAACTACTATAAATAAATATAAAACGTACATAGGTAAAACTATAGGATCTATAAAAATAGAAGATATAGATTTATCTAAACCTAATAGAATATACTTTATTGGAACTTGCACATCTTGTAATAGAAAAATTAAAGTAAGAAACGATGGATTATATCCTAATAGAATAGGATGTTCAAAATGTATGGGTAAATGGAGAAGTGAAAATTTTAAAAAGAAATATTCAAATTTATTACCTAAAGATATTCGTTATAAATATATTCATTTTAAATGTAACGCATTAAATAGAAACATCCCATTTAATTTAACTTTAGAGCAAGTTAATGATTTATGTTCTAAACCATGTTTTTATTGCAATAAAGAACGCTGTTTAGGTATAGATAGGCTTGATAATTCTAAAGAATATTCTATAGATAACTGTGTACCTTGTTGTGGTTCTTGTAATAGAATGAAAATGGATTTAACTCTACCATTTTTTCTAGAACAAATTAAAAAAATATATTTAAATCATAAAGAAAGTTCAACGACTATCTCGAAAGAGAGTACATCTAAAGCGATTGTAGATGGAAGTGGGGAACATCTTTATTATAAAGATGGTGATATAGTCTATCCTACATAGTGATATGTAGCAGTTCATAAGAGAACGTATACAATGTAGCGAATTGTATAGAATATAAGAGAAATCTGGTAAAACTACATTAGCAGCACATCTAGAAAATAATTTAATTATTGATTTAGAAGGTGGATCTGAATTTATTGATTGTTTAGCAGTACAAGCTAGAAATATTAATGATTTAGGTGAAATAGCTAATGCAATTAGACAAAAGAATAAAGAATGTAATGGATATTTCTACAAATATATCACAATCGATAACGCAACACGTTTGGAAGAACTTACGTTATCATATGCTCTCACTTTATATAATCAAACTCCAATGGGGAAGAGTTATAAAGGAGATGTACGATTACTGCCGCAAGGTGGTGGCTGGTTTTATGTAAGACAAGCCGTACGTAAAGTATTAGATATGTTTAGAGAACTTTGCGAAAATTTTATCCTGATAGGTCATACTAAGGATAAACTTGTAAACAAAGACGGTGAAGAACTTTCAGAAATGGAATTAGATTTAGCTGGAAAGCTAAGTAATATTATATGTGGAGAAGCTGATGCTATCGCATATATTTCTAGAAAGAAGAATCAAACCATTGCATCCTTTAAAGGTGGGGAGAATATTACTATTGAAGCAAGAGCTCCACATCTAAGAGGCCAAAATATCGTTATTGCAGAAAGTGATGACGAAGGAAAAATCTCAGTATATTGGGATAAAATTTATTTGCCAGACCAAGAATAACCAAAACATAGAAGAAGATGATTTATAGTTCACAAAGAGCACAAGCTATCCAGAAAAAAGATATTGCATATTTAGCAGCTGGTATTCATGACAATGTAGTATTAGAATCAATTAGAGTAGACAAATCTCTTAATGGTAATAATTTTATTGAGTTTAAATTCATTGCAAAAGATGGTAAATTTATGACCCATACAGAATGGGAACCATCTAAGTCAGACAATATGTCTGATGAAGATTTGCAAAGAAAATGTGATAATCAGTTTGCAAGAATTGACCAGATTCTTGAATGCTATTATCCAAATCCTGAAGATAGAGTCTTTAATGGTGAAAGCTTTAAGGAATTTATTACTTGGGTAGCTGAAAAGCTTAATAACGCAGATAAGTCTACATTGCTTCGTATTAAAGTAGTATATAATAATAGTGGTTATACTACTCTACCGAAGTATGCAAAATATAGATTTATTGAACCGATGACGATTGTTGATAAGAATGAGTCTGTTATTGTCAAGTTGAATATTGATCAATTTGAGAAACCAGTAATTGCTGATTTTGAACAATCGAATCCAAATCCACTATTATCTAATGATTCATTTACCGTAGTAGATGGAACTTTAGATAATACAAACAATGCCGATCCTAACGGATTGCCATTTTAAAAATATAAATTCTATTTGCGCAATAGAACGAAGACTATGCAGCCTCTGATTTTATCACGCAAGCATACCAGATCGTAGGCTGGCACTGACCACACAGGGGGTATTGTAAAAGGTGGAGCAATGTCTAATGGTTAGATTCGTGGGGATCGTTACCCCACATTGCACTTATTCAAATTTATATCATATGTATGACTCTAAAAGAATTAAAAAACAAGATAATCCTATTACTCTGGATTACATCTTATCAAAAGTCACAGAATATGATATTTATGCTAGATATCTAGGACAATTTAAAGTTGGATTTATTTATAATAGTCCATTTAGAAAGGATAAGAATCCTTCATTTGGAATATTCCGAAGTAAAAAGACTGGAAAATTACTATTTAAAGATCATGGTAATGGTGAATGCGGAGATATAATTAAATTCGTAGAGTTATATACAGGTATAACTAATTACAATGATTTATTAAATCAAATAGTAAAAGATATGCAAATTACTAATAACACAGTATTGCATAGTAATAAAGAAGTAGAGAAATCTACTGAAACAGTTATCGGAGTAGTTAGACAAGACTGGACAGATATAGATAAACAATATTGGTCACAATTTGGAATTTCTCTAAAGACTTTAAAGAAATTTGGTATAAGTAGTATAAAATATTATTTATGTGATGGTGTAGTAAAGGGAGTGTATAAGGAAAATAATCCTATGTATGCATATAAAGTATATGATAGATTCAAGATTTATAGACCTTTAGCAGATAAATATACTAAATGGCGTAATAATTTAACTCCATATGATATTCAGGGATATGAACAATTACCTAAAAAAGGTGATTTACTAATTATTACTAAATCTATGAAAGATGTTATGTGTTTATATGAAATGGGTTATACTGCGATATCACCAGCTTCAGAAAGCACATTTCTTACTCCAGATGTTATAGATGCACTTAAACTTCGATTTAAGCGTATTTTAATATGTTTTGATAGAGATGTTCCTGGAGTTAAAAATATGCGTAAGATAAGCCTTAAAACAGGCTTAAATGGATTCTTAGTACATAAGAAATTCCAAAGTAAAGACATATCTGATGCAATTAAGAATAATGGCTTTGAAGTAATTAAAAATTGGTTAAAAGAAACGCTATGATATGGTTTACTTCAGATCTACATTTCTTTCACGATCGTATACTAGAATTTCATCCTAAGCGAAAAGAGATATTTGGAAATACTGTTGAAAAAGCTAAAGAAGCTATGATACAGTTATGGAATTCTAGAGTAAATAAGAAAGATACAGTATACATTCTTGGTGATTTAGCATTTGGTGAAGTAGAAGATAAAAGAAAACTATTTCAAAGACTAAATGGAAATAAAATATTAATACTTGGTAATCATGATAAAATACCAGATCATTTAAAATGTTATTTTAATCATATTACTCAAATTAAGAACATTAAGTTTAAGAAATCTGTATATAATTTCTTACATAAAGATCTAGAAGTTATTATGTGTCATTTCCCAATATTAAGTTGGGAACATAAAGATAAAGGATCTATTATGGTACACGGTCATTGTCATGGAAAAGTAGATCAAATAAATACAGATTCTAAAGAATTAAGAGTAGATGTTGGTATAGATGGAAATCTAGCTAATTATGACTTGATATCTTTAGAAAAACTTGCAAATCATTTTATAAAAATAGAAAAATATAACGAACATGGAATGGTTAAATAGTACACCAGGTCTAACATGGTTACAATTAATTCTGATTAGTTTTATTGGAAATCTTTGTGGAAGTATACTTTGTACATATATTGATCGTTATGAAGCAAAGAAAAACAAAAAGAAAGAAAACGACAAATCGGAAAGTTAAAAATGCCACACCAAATACATATGATGGTATTGAATTTAAAAGTAAACTTGAAACATATGTTTATAAACAGTTAAAGGCTCATAATCTCAAAGCAGAATATGAGCCTATTAAATTTGAATTAATACCAGCATTTACATTTTGTGGTAAGAAGATTCGAGCAATGACTTATACTCCAGATTTTGTTGGAGATAATTTTATCATAGAGGCTAAAGGAAGACCTAACGATGTATGGCCATATAAATGGAAATGGTTTATGTGGTCATTATTAAATAAAGGATTAGCTGAGAAGTATAAGTTATTTGTAGTACATAATCATAAAGAGACAGATGAATGTATTAGACGAATTCAAGAACTATAAAAGAAAGTTCATACAGATATCTCATCGAACTGCAATATTAATGCACATCTTTGAGAAATCTGATGATGATTTTGAGGATATAATTCTAAGTGAACACGAAGAATATTATAAACAAAATCATAATATAAATATATACAAAGAAGCAGCAGATCAGTTCTTTAAACAATTTGAAGGAAATGAATGTCTATGTTTTGTAGAATGTTTAAGAGATAAATGTAATGAAATGCTAGAAGAGCACAAAGATAAAGTACAAAAACTAAAACCAAACAAAGATGAAAAACATATCTGAAAATACAATTAAGTTATTTAAGAGTAATTATAAGTTAGCTATTTCAGAACTCGAAAATAAGATTTTAGAGAAAGAAATGGAACTTGAGAACTTTTTTAATAATGATAATATATCCAAAAGTAAAAATAGTTATACAGTAAGTTTATTTTATACTTATTATGATAAGAATCTATTTAAGAGATATCATGAATTGAAACAGGATATTACAAAATATTATAATCTGTTACAAGAATATAAAACAACTTATGATAACTTTATTTTAGGATTAGAAAATGAAAGTAACAGCAATCAGTGATTTACATGGTAATCTTATTGATATAGAACCATGCGATCTACTATTAATATGTGGTGATATATCTCCATTAGAGATTCAAAGAGACTATATTCAAATGACAAAATGGATATTTAATGAATTTCAAGAATGGATAATGAAGATAGATTGCCCTACTATTATACTTACTCCAGGTAATCATGATTTTTGGTTTGAAAAGATGATTACTCAATCAAATACTTACTTATTTAATAAGTTAACTATATTGATTGATGGAGAAATGAAAGTATATAATAGTACTGATGACAAATGGTATAAAATATATGGAACACCTTGGTGTAAACAATGTGGACCATGGGCATTCATGGCTAATCACGCTGAATTAGCTAAGAAATATGAAAAGATACCAAAAGATTTAGATATATTAATGACTCACGAAGCATCTAATTTTGGAGAAGTTGGAACTACTCATGACAATGGAACTGAAATAAAGTACGTTTGTGCTGCATTAACTGATGAAATTAGACGAAAGAAACCAAAGTATGCATTATGTGGACACGTTCATACTGGAAATCATAATATTACAGCATGTCCTGTATACGATTATGTATTTCAAGAAGATACAGAATGGACTAATGTACGTGTAGCAAACGTAAGTATACTCGATGAATCTTATTCAATTTATTTTAAACCATTAACATTTGAACTATAACTTAAAATTTACGATTATGAAGAATTACGAATTAGTTAACTTACAATTAGACGAGCAAAATATGAATAATGAAGTAATGTCTCAGACTGAACAAGATATTTACTTTGAAGCAGACGAACTTAATGACATTGCATTCGTTAATGAACTAGTAGAAGCAGATCGTTTAAGTAAGTTAGAAGAGTAATTATGGATATAAGCATACCTTATTATGAGGATATGTCTAGAATATCTAATTCAAATATCGGATGGTTCCTTAAAAAGGGACCCCGATATCTAAAAGATATGCTAGATGGAAAAATTGAAGGATTAAAAGCAAGTTTCTTAGATAAAGGAACTATGATTCATGAATATATCCTTCAACCAGAAGAATTCTGGAATGATTATATTATTTTAGACTTTGCAGTACCTAAAGTAAAACAACAAAAAGATCTTCTAGAGTTTTATTCTACTGCAAGATTAACCGATCCTTTTGCTACTGAAGAAGATATATTATTAATGAGTTATAATGCAGCTTATAGTAATAATAAACCCATTAATAAAAGAATTCAAGAAGCAAAAGAACTAGTAGAATTATACAAAAACTACATTGAATACTTTAGAAATAAAGATAGTAAGAAAGTTATTTCTTTTGCTGATTTGGCTCTTCTAAAGGCCATAAAGCAAAATATGCAAGAGCATAAAAAAGCAAATGAGATTTTATTTGCTTATCCAAAAACGTTTGAAGTTCATAATGAATTTCATATAAATTGGGAATTTCCAAATGCTTCTAAGTTAGGAGACTTCCCTTGTAAATCTTTACTCGATAGAGTAATGATTGATCATACAAATAAGAAAGTAATACTCGTTGATATTAAAACTACAGCTGATGTATACAATTTCAGACATTCTATAGAAGAATTTGACTATTGTAGACAATTAGCTTATTACTGGTTTGCAATTTATTGGTATTTTAAAAATGAATTAAAACTAGATTTAGAAGAATATACACGAGAAACATATATAATAGCCGTTCAGAGTCATGATGGTTATGAAGTAAAGGTTTTCAATATTGAAAATCAATACATTGAAGCCAAAGTATGTGTTATTGAAGATGCTATTAAACGCATAGCTTGGCACAAAGATAATGACTTATGGGATCATATAAAAGAATATTACGAAGGAGATGGAGCAGAACTACTATGATTATTAATAAATATACAAAACATAGTATATTTTCACTTCCTCAAATATTTTATGATACCTTTACAAAATATGATTTGAAAAATAGTGAGTTTGTAAATATGTACACAAGTGATATGAATAACCCATTACTTTCAAATCATATTTTTTTAGTATTTCATAATACTAAAACTTACTTAATAGAGAGATTAAAGAAACATAGACTATATTATTGTGATTATACTTTAACAATAGATAGAATTAATTATAGAGTATTTGCCTTTAATAAGGCTTATTCAATTCATTCCATCGTAAACAAGATAGATCTTGGTTTATATGAACGTTTAGGATATCAAGCTAAATTACAAATATTAAACTTTTGGAATATTAGTGTTGATAGTAAAGTTCATGAATACCTGTTTAATCCTCTTGCGAAAGTAACAAAACCGGTAGGTGAAAATATATCACTACAAGATTTAAAATACAGAAAAGCCCCAACAGTAAAAACTGAAGGGGCTTTATTGTAATGGCCGTTAAAATTTTTGTGGCTTTAAAAGTTAAATATTGAAATCATGTTATCGTAATACTCCATTTTTGATCTTGGATCTTGTGCTTCCCATATACTTCTTAAAGGAGTAGCCTTAATTAAGGATCGTTGGAATCGGTTCATACCCTTGTATGGACCTTTTTTTATCTTCTGTGTAGGATCATTCAACATCATTGTAGTTAAGTCACCCCAATATTGTAAAGTAGACCATGCAGCAGTAGGAGTATTAAGTAAGTTAATTACTTCAATAGGTAATATGTTACCACGTGTCTCTAATGAAGCTCTTAGAGTAAGATACGCTGCTTCTTGTTTCCACCAATTACGTTTGTCATCATCTGCCATCGCTCTTACTAAAGAAGAAATGATCATAAAACCTACTGTGGAAAATAAAACTTCATAAGTAACTCTTTTAAGACATCCTTTTTCGAAATCGTCCAATTCATCATAATGATTTTGATATAGTTCCTTTAATTGATCTATTTTATTCTGATTAAAGTAATGTCTATATACATATTTAACTGCAGCTGGTACTTGAGCTTCGCTCCACATGCCTGTAGAATAGTTAAATTGACGTTTAGTTAAGAACTTAGTTTGTAAGTTAACCAAAATAAAGTTACGGAAGATAAGTAATAATTGTCCAATTACAGTTGCATGTAATTTACTTCTATCCAAGTCTGTTAATTGCGTGTCAATTCTGGTACCTACTTGTTTTGCCGTATTTCTAACTTTGTTTATAGTAGCTTCATCGAGAGATTTAGCGTACTCTGGTTTTATTACTAGTTTGTTGTTTTTAACTTCAAATGCATCATAAAAAGTTACACTTAGAGTATTCCATTTGGCATTGCCTTCCTTTTTACTCTTAAATCTTCTTAGGAATTCGTTTTTATTTAAGAATTTACCAGATTCAGGATCATATTTATAGTATAGACCAATTGCCAATGCCATTTTACCTTTTGTTACATAATCTGACATTTCATGTCCAAAATACCAGAAGTGTTGATTTAATGCTCTTAAAAATCTAGATTGATTAAGTTTACTAAAGGTTTGAGCATTTTCTCTTACTACACCTAAATACTCCATATAACATAGAACCTTGTCTTTGTTGTTTGAATGACCTATGTTCTTTATTGCATTTGCATATGATGGTATGATTAATTTTGTTGCTTGTGCAAGTTCCTTATTTCCAAAGTATATACCAGAAATTGCTTCGAGTCTATTTTGTATTTTGTTTGTAATAAGACCAGTAAGAATCACATTCATATTTTGAGATATTCCTTGTATTCTAGTGTATGCAGCTAAATTAGCAGCTAACTTACCAACACTTACTGTCACATGTTTGCCTTTTGGTAAAGGAACATCTAATTCTAATGCATTCTTTTCCATACCATATACCAATTGATCTAGTACAGATTTTAATTTATCATATGTCTTACTTTCCAAACCTTGTATTCTACCACCCTTCTTATCGGTAAAATCTGTACGACTAACAAAATCAAGAGCTACTTCTAATTCTGGAGCAATTTCACTCATTTGTTCATAATTTTCTGCCATTTTGTAATAAGCAATGACAGATCCTACTATATCATTTGTTAAAGCGTCTGGATTTGATAACATCTTAATATACCTAGTAGGTATAAGTTTAACAAGTGACCCATCAGATCGTTTGGCATTTTCCAACATATATGCATTATCATCATCCTTTACGGTGTAAGTATCTTCTATTGCATACGCTAACCCCTTTAAAATATTGTCCTTACTTCGGATTTGTGTCCATGCCCCACCTTCTATTTGTGGTAGTCTATATTTATTTTCATACTTTAAGAATTGAATCTTAGAATTTGATAATTCCATTACATCAACAAGTTTATCGTAAAGCTTTTTTAAGTTTGAATCAGAAGTTATTTTACGATAATTTGCACTGTTGTCATACAATTCAGGATTTGGAATTCTTGTTTCTCCACGATCTGCATATTTAGTAAATCTTTTATCGTAGAAAGGTGATTCTTTATCGATTTCAGACCAAGATCTATTAGGTACTTTGCGCATGTATTTAGATCTTAACTCTTTCTTCGGAACTAATTTCTTCCAAAAGGAAGCTGGTACAAGATTTCCTTCATAGTCATATCTAGCATTTATAGAAACCCACGCATTATATTCAGCTTGACCTAATTTTTCAACTCTTTCTAATTCTTCATAGAATCTAGGGTTTACTTCCCATTCAGCTATGTCCATTACTTTGGATTTCTTTGATTTATCACGAGTTTTCAAACTTTCCTCAGAAATCAATTCATCATAAGTATTAATCCACGACTTTACTTGGTCAGGCATGCTATCAACATCTACTTTACCATCTTCTCTGGTGTAAAGTCTTAACATGTTCTTTCTAGCCGTTTCATATAGTATTTGATCATCAGATTTATTTGCGTTTGATGAAAGAGTTTTAATATCGTCCCAGAATTCTTCAATTATTTGATCAACTGTATTGCGTTGTTCCCACTTAGCAAATTTCTCTGGACTTAAGTTCTTTTTTGCATTTTGTAGAGCTTTGTTGAATTTTTCCATATTTGGAGTATAATGTAATTTCTCTCTTAATTTTTCATTATACTCTCTCATTTCTATTGCTATTTCTTTATCTAATCCAACTTTTACTGAACCATCTGGATAATATGGATTAGCTAAATTTCTACGTCTAGTTTCTAACTCTTGTAATTTTAGATAATCTTCATCGGATAAATCTTCTCTGTGGTAATCTCCGTTCTTATCAACGGTGGTACTTAACAATAGATTTATTTCCATATTTATGGAATCTCTACGAGATCTTGCTTCTTCACTAAGACTGTTAGTTAGCTCGTAATACTCTGGAGTAAACTTACGAATTGTATGCTTAGCTTCCCAATCATTATTTGCTTTATTCCATTTCTTTAGTTGCTCTGGATTCAATAAACCAGGCACTTCAGCAATATCTTTATCTCCAAATCCTAATTTTTCGGCTAACTTTTTTTGATGTTCCAAGTAATCTTGATAGTGTTGACCGTAATTTAAGTCTCTTGTTATAAAGCCTGTTTTATGACCATCTTTATTTTTTTCATGCATATAAGCTAACTTAGATTTATCTACATGTGATAGGATTTCTACAAGCTCTTTACCTACTTCTAGTTCTTTTTCAGCAACATTATTTTTAGTATTAACTATCTTGTTAAGAATTATACGTACTAACTCACTATTAGAATATTGTGTATTACCTGCCCACTGATCCCATAGATTTATATCCACATCACCTTCATCTAATATTTTTTTAAGATGATCTATAGTAAATGAACCGGCTTTAGTTGCTTCTCTAATAAAATTATCTTTAGCAACAATATCTGCTAAGTTATTATAGTTTCTTACTAATTCGTAGTAGTCACCTACAGTCCTTTTTAAGTTTTGTTTTGTATCCTCAACTAATTGAGGATCATTTAAATAGTCAAACGTAGATTCATCATCCAACATGTTCTGGATATTAGTAGCAATGTTACCATAAAAACCAATATAACCTTTTTTTATCATATCTAATTCTGCAGAAGTTATATCTAGCGGGTTATTGTACTTTTGATTTTCATTTACTTTAGTTTGTAAAGCCTTTACTTCATTTAATGCGGATATTACGTCACTTGCCATATAGTCCACAAATTCGAAAGTAGCTTGATCGTTTTCCAACTGGTTTAATTTAAATTCCAATGCTCTTAATTCATCTACTTTCTTACTGTCACTATATTTTGCATATTGAATATCTTTTATTCGCCTTGACAAAGCTTGAATAAGTTTATTATACGTTTCGTGTATTTTTTTTGGAACGTATGATGGATTATTTATTTTATCTGAATTATTTAATAACACATCTATAGATACTTCTCCATCATTATTTAATACAATGTTTCTTATCTGTCTAAATTGTGCAGAATATATTAATGACTTTGTTCGTATAGCTTCTTTCTTATTACCATTAAAATGATTAACTAAATCTGAAAATAGCTTAGATGGCTCCCCATTGGGAGCCTTATCTAAACCATAACCATTGTTTTCTGATAACACATAATATGCAGCATTTTCATTACCCAATATCTTTGTATATTTCTTGAGTAAAGCTGCAACCTCTTTATTTTTAATATTTAAACACTGCATAATTATTCACATTCTTTTCTACGTTGTTTACCATTTGCTGTTAACTCATCAATTGAATCCTGCAAAGATGCATTTATTGCTTGTTCTTCTGTAGCTGGTTCAAATTCTATATCGTCTAATAAATCTTCTTCGGCTATTTCATTTCGCATAGAAACTTTCTTCTTATTCTCTGCTTCTGAATTTATTATAACAAAGTTTTTAGCACGTGACACAGCTACATATCTCAACTCGTTTCTTAACTGCATTACATCTTTACCATAACCAAACGTATCAATTTCATTGGAGAGTATTAAAACTTTACTGTACGTACTACCTTGTGATTTCCAAACAGTTTGTGCATATCCATAATCAATTGCTTTTCTAATTTTTAACCTGCCTTGATTGTCTTCTAAATTCTTGGTAATGTTTAATTCATTATCAATGTTAAACGCCATTTGAACTAAATCTCTATATTTAGATATTTGCCCATTTTGTTTAGCTTCTTTAGCCATTTTCCACAATCTATCTTTATATTCTACTACTTCAAATAGCTTAGAATCTGGTTCATTTTTGTCAATTACAGTAAGTTGAAAGTCATCCATAATAGTACCACCAGTCGGTCTAATTGATAAATTGAATGCTTTAAATTCTATATCCCCTTTATCGGTTTTGAATTTAATGTTGGTATCCTTTACACTTTGAACTATATAATCTCCAGAGTTTATTAGTCTATAAGATCCATCGGATTTTCTGAGTTTGTTTGAATACCCCATTATAATATCACCTTTTACAAATGGTTTAGCAAATTTTCCATATCTCAAAGATCTAATCTTTGAATTATATGTAGATGCTGCAGCATTTGTAGCAGTCAATACTCTAAAATGTAAAGGATCAGCATTGAACTCTTCAGAAGTAACAATCTGTTTCAGGTTTTTATCTATAATTGCATCATCCGAAGTGTACAATACTCCTTGACCTTTATCATTTATATCAGTTTGGTAACTCAATCCTTCACCTCGTCTAAGTCTAGTGGCTTCTTTTAAAATAGGATTATCACCAGTTCTTTCTACTTTGGTTAAAGTTATTTGAGGTACTCCATCAGATGTAAACACTTTAGAAATATGATCTGATTTTACAGGTCTCAATTGTGCAGAATCCCCAACATATATTACACTACCGTTATGTTTAGCTACAATTTCTTGAATATATTCATACAAGCCATCTTGTACCATTGAAGCTTCATCAATGATAATTAATTGACCTGGTTCGTATTTCATTTGATTCTTGGCTCTAAACTCCAGTTCTCTTAAATCCAATGAGCCTTGTTCCATCGCTATATCAGTATCTGGAGTAAACCCAAATAAAGCAGAAAGTGTGTACACATTAGCATTAGGATTATTTTGTTTAGTTATAACATTTGCTCTATGAGTAGGAGCAGTATATACAATGTTACCTCTACCGATTCTATTATTCAACCATTTACTAAATATACCAATGATAGTAGATTTACCTGTACCAGCATAACCAGATAAAGTAATTTCGGTTCCACCATCTTCAATAAACTTCTCTAATTCATATAGAGCTGATTTCTGTTGGTCATTTAATGAGAATGGTAAATTGATCTTAAACCCATCATTAAATGTAAATACGTACTCTTCTTCTACTTTCTTAGCTTCTTCAGCTGCTTTCGGTAAGTCTTTTGCAAGTGAAGCAGCTTCATCAGTAAAACCAAATTGATTAGCATAATCTAAGAATTCCTTAGTAGTATCAGTAATTGCTGGTTGTTCTACATTTGTGTTGTTTGCTATTCCAGCAGTCTTTAGGAATAATTTTGTAATGTTTTTATCATCTATTAGAAGCTCTCCACGAGGTCCTGTTTCAATAAATTCATTAAAATCAGATTCACTTCCAACACTTAAGTTAAACATTACATCCCCAATCTTTTTGTCATTATTGTCGTAAACCTGTCTTAGTGTGTCTCTTGATTTATTTTCAAATTGAATTACATAACCATTTTCATATGTATCTTTTGTAACAGTTACATTTTTATCAGTTTTGGTTGACTCACTTATTATAAAGTTACCCAAAGTTTTTGATGTTTTGTCACTTAAAGGAATTATCTTGGTATCAGAGGTACTAAATGCAGGTGTGATAGGTTGTTCAGTGCTTGATTGATTCCTTAATAACTCTCTTACTTCCATCAAAATTTTTGGGAATTCTGTACCCCATTTACCTTTATCTTGAGTATGAGTAAGGGTTGCATCACCTGTGGATAATAATTTATTTAAAGCTTCTGGATTTTGATTGAAAGATTCTAACAATAAATCTCTCATAATATCACTGGATGCTTTATCCCAAGAAACTGTATTTAAATCTTTAATTTTTCTACCAATAGATTTTGCTTGACTACCTGAAGCAGTTTCTAGTCGTTTCTTAACTGCTTCTTTTTCGTCATCTGACATAGAAGAAAATACTAATTTTTGAGCTTGAAATGCTCCTTCTACTGTTTGAAAATTACCACCAATGCGTATAGAAGATTCTGGTTTATCACCAGATATAGTAAAAGGTCTAATTGCGAAATTACTTAAGTCTGCATTTTCACCAGTACCAGCATATATATTAATTGTTTCTGAAGGTTGTTGCAATACTTGTGATTTACTATATTCAAAGTTATCCAAATACTGTTGATATGCTGCTTCTGCATCAGCTTCACCTTTTTGAATTTGATAGTCTTTAACCCATTCTTGATAAGATAATGGTTCAGTTGCTTGTTGAGTTTTAACCGTTTGCTGTATATTAGCAAACATGTCTGTGTTAAATTCACCAGCTTGATTAAATGCCTTTGCTTGTAAGCTAGCTTTTACCGGAGTAAGATCAGTAACCCAAGTTATTTGTTCTTCTGGCATAATTTCATAACCCTTTGGTACAACATTATTGTACTTTAAAACTGATTTACTACGACCATTTTCTATTAATACATTACCTCTATATGCAATTCCCTTTTTATTAATTAATCGATATACTGGAGCTTCATCTTCATTAATACCTATATATTCATATAAGAATGTTGTTCTAGGATCATTGTTTCTATCTAATTTTACTTTTTTAAATGGTGGATATATAGGTTGACCATTTTGATTGAATGAAATTATAGATTGAGACTTTTTATCATATATAATGCCAGGAATTTGTACTTCCACTCCTTTCTTGTTTACTACAGTAAAACCACTATCTTCGTGAGGTAACGCCCTGTATACAGGTCTACCTTCTTCTTCAATAATTTCTCTACTAGAATCTAATACGTAATAATCAATAGTAGGAACTACGTGGTCATTCCACCACAAGTCTTTTATTACTTGGAATACTTTAATATCTTTAATTGCATCATCAGGATTTCGTTCTAAATCTCTAATGTAATCAAAATAACCTATTTCCTCTCTGATTGAATTAGGTACATATCTAAAGATATTATTCTTACCAAATGCATCACCAGAAGTATAGAAAGCATACAATGCAAGATCTTTTGCAAAATCTCTTATTTCCTGATAATCACTATCCCACAATTCCTCCCAAGCTCTAATGATCTCATTTTCTAAGTTATTATCACCACTCTTGTTTGGTTTGTAAGCAATAAAATCAGGACCATTTAATTCAGTTGTATCTTCCTTTGGTCTACTAAAGATGTTATTAATAAGTACATTTTCAAATGAACCATCACTACTTAATAAATCTGGATATTTGCCACTTCTTACATCAGATTTAATTCTATCCAATCTCTTAGAGATACTATTTGGACCACCTAACAAACTACTGAGCTTTATTCCATTTTCAGCTAAATACTTATTAAAGAAACCAGCTTTATACGTAGCTTCCATACTTCTGGTAATATTATTAATGTATGTATCATCACTAATTGCATAACCTTTAGTATAGAATTCTATTAATGTTCTTAAGTTTTCAAATTCTGGAGTAAGTCTAATCATAGTGTTTTGGAAGGCAATTCTAGGGAATATTAATGCATCTTGCATTTTCTTACCTAAGAATGTATTTGAGAATACCTTTATAGGATCTTCAAATACTTGTTGCTCTACCATGAATTGTTTCCATTTATCCAAGAATGCACTTTGTAAACCAAAATTATTACCAAAGCGCTTAGTATCAATTTGAGATAATGTAGTTAATTCAGACAAAGATCTTGAGAACGGATTAAGTTCTTGATAAGTCTTCATAATAAGCAACTGATTGTAGTACCAGTCAAATGTTTCTTCTTTTTTCAACTGCTTCTTCAAGTAATTGACATCAAACATCGTTGCTCTTTGTTTAACACCTACACCTTTGTCATTTAAAAAGTCTAAAAGCTGATCATATTTACCTTTAGATAAAGATTTTGCTTTCTCAAAATATGTATTCCAAATAGTTCTATATGCTAGACTTTCAGGATTTTTGTTTTGTGTATCTACATTATAAAAGCCAGAGTATTTGTCATATTCTATTGCAAAGTCTTTTAATATCTGTTGAGGCAAGAAATAAAATGTACTTTCGCCTTTACCAGATCTAATCAAGAAGTTAGTCATATTAAATGTTAACTTCCTTACATTCAATCGAATGATGTATGGATCTTTTGCAACGTCCACATGAGCATTGATTAATGCTGATAACCAGTCAAGGATATTAATCTTATTTCTATCATTACTCTGGATACCATACAAATTACTTATACCATAGTCTCTTAAAATTTTATTTGGTTTAAATCTTAATTTGACCAATTGAGTAAGAACTTGATGAGCATTTGCTAATGCAAATGGACCAATACCAAATTTACCACCATTCAACTCCGCTTTAGTTCTACTCTGGAATGCTGGAGTGGCATAATACAGTTGGGATTTGCTTGTACGTTTACCTTGACCAGTTATTGTATCTACTTCTTTAAGAATGGTATCTTTTAAGTAATCGGTTACTGTATCTAGTGGTTGTCTAGCTTCTGCAAAGTTCAATGGGTTAGAAATAACTGATATATACATGTCAAGAAGCATATTTTCATTTGCTTCCTTTGAATTAGCTTCAAAATCAGTTTTACCATTATATCTTTCGTATACTTTACGAACTATGGTTTCATCATCTAAGCCAGCTTCTCTGAGTCTGTTAGTGTAATCTTCTTTGGTCTCAAATTTGATTCTATTACCATTCTTATCATAATTGTACCTAGCAACAAATAACTTATCAATATCGAAGTCAGAACCAGTAAGAGATGTAAATTCATCGGGTAATGTGATAGTATCACCAATTTGCTCAGGATACAAATCTACTACTTTAAGAGCTGCAGTTGACGCTTGGCCTTGAGCAGGAATACGATAACCCATTGCAATAGCCTTAGAATTTGGACCAACTATACCATGATCTATTAACCACTTTTTAGCTTCACTAAAAGTCTTTTTGTCATAATCTGGAATTATGTGTTTCAATAAGTTGATTGAAATAACACAATCCATAGTACCATCGGTATTTGCGAATCTTAACTTTCTTTCATTTTGTACATCTGAAGTTACAGCAATTCTATTGTACAATATCGAAGACATTTGAATAAACATACCACCAGGTAAGTTGGTATCAACAATTGATTTATTCAACATTGATATAAGACCGCTTTCTATCCAAGAGTTATCAGATAAACCAGAAATTGGTGCAACAGTTTCACCATTTTCAACATCCAAACCATTAATAACATTGTCATTCATGTTTGAACTTAGAGCTTTGCGTTGCATAATTTCAGCAAATCTTTGTACACTTACTTGAGGTTTATCTGGAGTAATACCAAAATCTCTCTCTATCTCTCTTCTACCAGCTTCAGTAATGGCATTGTGAGCACCGTTAAAATTATTAATCAACTCATCACCATTATATACTTTACCATCTGGTGTAGTATATTTCCATGCACTTCTGATATTACCCATGGCAGCTTTTTGTGCTTGAGATACAAACATTTGTCTTTCTGCATGGTGAGGATCAGTAATTAACTGGCGTCTAAAATTAGTCAAAGACTGTTTGTGAGTAGGCATTGACATCAAACTGTCCATGTCTATTTCTTTATTAGTCTTATCTTTATAGATTCTTGATTTAACTTCTTTAGCCCTTTGTCCTACTTTTACTGCGGAATCAAAAGCAAGCATATGGATATTACGTGATTGCATAACTTCCAATACTTTACCCATGTCCCCAGTAGAGAAGATACGATGTACAGGGAACATTGCCATCTTATCAAATACTGGTATATCTCTTTTAGCATCTACATCATAGTGATCACCAAAATACATGAATTTCAAAGGCTTCAATGTAACAGCTAATGCTTCGGCATATGTATCCATATCTGCTTCAAGATCTGCATTTGGATCATTAAGTAAATCAAATGCTTTTGCTACTTGTGGTGTCCATCCATCTACTCTACGTACTAGTTCTTTGTAAAACTCTGGGGATATTAATACTGTGGCATCAGTTTGATTTACTTTGCCTTTAGGGTTAAGATAACCATCAAATTTATCTCTTACTATAAGATTAGCTGCATCTTCTACATCCTGAGGTAAAGCTTCAGAACTATCGTAAGTTCTAATTGCCTCATCTAATGTCATATTGTGCATTTCCTGAAGCAAGCGTATAGCCGCAGATCTTTTAGCATACTCTGCAATTTGATCAGCTTGTCTACTTACGATAACATTATCTGATAGTGTACCTACGTTCACTTCAGTGAGATCTGCCATTGGATTTCCTTCTTCGTAGTCTATTCTTGGAGTAACGCCAGTGGATAATACCTCACGTAAACGTTTAATTTTATCTACAGGATTTTTGTAGTAGGCTGGATCTTTTATAAAAAGTTTCTCAAATTCAATTACTGAAGAAATGGTATTAGCAAAATAATTACCAATCATTTCAGCAGCACCAAGATTTTCGCTATAATTAGAAACCGTTGCAGATTTCTTATAATGTGAAGATGCTTCTTCTAATGCTTTCTGAGGTAATGCCAAACTTGTTACACTAGCTATTTTATTGCCATCCCATTTAATTATACCTAATTCTTGTGCATAATTTAACTCATCTTTAAATGCATCCCATAGGTAGTTATTCATCAGATTTGCTTTCTCAGCATTACTGAACTTATTCCAATTATTTCTTATTTGAGAAATAATAGAAGTTCCATATTCATTACCACCAAGATCTTCTGCTAGGTCTAATGCTTCGTTAAAGTTCGAAAAATCTTTTTCAAATTCAATACCATTTAACGTAGGTCTTTCTTTCAATTTAAAGAATCCGTTGAAGTATCTGAATCTATAACCGTTTCTGTTTCCAGTGTCATAGTTCTTTATTTTTTGTTCTTCAGTCAAATTCTTCTCATTCTTGTAATTAAATTCAATGGTATCTAATTCAGTTTCAAAGTAATTGATAAATCTTTTAAGAATTTGAGCATCGAATTTTATTTCACCATTGCTTACATCAAATGGATTTTTGAAGTTATTTATTGCAGTACCATACAACGTATTATATGTTTGAGAATCACCCATAGTAGGTAAGATAATTCTACCTGCTCTGGTAAATGTCATTTTAGCAATATAGTCTTCAAGAGGGGATATTTCTGTATACTTACGTCCTTTATCTGCACTACCTTGTTCCTTAAAGTATACAAGTGTTTCAAACCCTATTTTACCTTTAGTATCCGCATTATTATACAAATTTGTTAACAATACAGAACCCTTGAAGTAATTAGGATTGGTATTATTACCAGTATTGTATAATACTTTGGTAAGTGCTTCTACTGTTGCTGGGTCATTATCTAATCTTTGAACCATATCAGACAAATAATTGTGTTCTGATATAGGATATAACAATTTACCATCAGTAGCTAATACTGATAATTCATCAGAAGAAGGATGCAACATTGCATATGTCTCAGCGAGTCTTCCTAAGAATTTAGAATCAGCATAATATTTTGTAATACTTCTATTGTATTGACCAGGAACTACACCACTTTCTTGAATCTTTGCTAAGTCCTTTACTTTAGAATTAAAGAAGAAATATATACCTTTATTGGATCTATCTGATAACATTGAAACTAATGACTCAGTAGAATCTGAATTATAATATTCCTTAGTAAGGAAGGAGTTTAATGATTCTAAATCAATTTCTACTCCAACTTTATTAAGTAAATCAACTATCTTATTCTTAATAGTAATTAACTTCTCTGGTACATACTCTTTATAAGTTTGACCATTTACTAGTTTCTTGTTAGGTGTAGTTTTGTATTTTTCTACAATCTTTATTATTTTATTGAATTCGTTGTTGATTTCTCTAGCTACGAATTCTTCAGACTCACTAACTTTTGCTTTAAATAAGTTATCAGAAGTATCTAATACACCACTGTTTGTTATTAAATTGTAATTCCAACCCTCTAATATGTTTTTAGATACCTTATTTGCATTTTCATCTTTAACATACAAGTTAGTTTGTTCATTACCGTTTTCATCTTCAACTTTTTCTGATAAAATACCAACTAACTTGTGTCTAGCTTTACGGAATGTATTTCTAAACTGAGTTTGTAAATTCTCTCTTGCTATTTTTTGAACTTCGTCCTCTTGAATACCTTTCTTTTGTACATATTCATTCGTAATCTTGTATAATTCATTATACAAAGTTTTAAATAATGGTGTTACTTTAGCAAGTTTTGCACTCTTGTCCATCATTCCTTTGAATGTGTTTTCAGAGTGAATTTCATTAATAATTGTATTCCAAGATTTATCAAAGTCGACCATTAGAGGTAAGCCTGTAACAGGACTCTTTATTGCAGCAACACCTTGTACTTGAGTCACAGTGCCATCAGGATTTGTTTTTTGTTTCATGACAAATTCTGTCCTAGGCATTGTTGCAATGAAAATCTTTATAGACGTAAGAGCATTATCTTTAACTGAAACAGCCAATTGTTCTTGAATGTAGTTAGCCATCTGATCACCTACATCATTACCAACTGCTTTCTCATCAATCTCTGCATCAATATTTTCTTGTTTATCTACTGCTCTTATTTGATACTCGTTTAATTTATTTATGATTTCAGGTTTAAATACAGTATCGAACGTATTGTAGATTTCATCTCTAACTTCTCCTTGTTCCTTAGTAATAGTTCCTTTTTCAACTAATTTAGCTGTTATATCTGGTTTTAATGCAGCTTTTAACACTCCATAATTAAGATTTTGCAAATCATCACGTAGTCTTACATTATTTAATGTAAATAAAGCACCTACAAGTGAATTTACAGTTTCTTTAAACTGTGTGTTATTAATGTTTTTAAATTTATGGTCTCTTACCTTAAATGGGGCACCCGCACCTTTATATGCAGCAAGAAATTCATTTACAGCATCTGAATTTTGTTTAGATCTATTATAATAACCAGAAGCGATTCTATTAAAAATATTATCGATGCTAGTATCAGTTCTCCAAACCCATTTACTTATGAAATTCTTAATAGCTTTCCAAGCTCTTTTAAGAAGATTTAATTCAGGATCTACTTTATTTAGCATGTACTGTCTAAAGTCTTCTGCTAAAGCTTCCTCTACTTGTTTGTCACTTCCAACAAAACCAGTTCTATTTCTATAGAATTCATAGATTTTCTTTCTTTCCTTTGGAGAAATAGTTAACAATGAAACTCTATGGAATGCTTCATGATACAATGTACCACGTTCTGCACCTTTCCATAGTATTGTAGAATCTTTTCTAACAAGACCCATAGCATATTCATTACCACCAAGTGCAATAGCATCTTCAACGATATGTAAAGAATCTTCTGGTAATCCTAATTTATTTCTAAACCATTGAATTTCCTCTGGAGTTACTACTTCTGATATGTTACCTGTAACTTTACGAGTGGGTATATCAAAGTCTTCATCAATACCCAAGCTCAAAGGATCTATTTCTCCATCATTAGTTATTTCATCTATATAAGAATCATCTTGAGTGGTAACTTCAGAAGTCGTAATATCTTCAGTAACCTCTGTCTGTGGTTCTGAGATACTAGGAATATTTGGCAATGAACTAGCTTTATTTTCAACAGCTTCTTTTACTTCAGGATTATTGATCTTTCTTGATATCTTTTGAACATCTTCAGCATATGCGAAAGAATCTTTGAACAGTTGATCATCTAAATCACTTTTTATTATACCAGCTTTTTCTAATACTCCCATAGTATAAACTGGAGTAGAAGAAAAGAAGTCTTCCTTAGTAAGAGTTATACCTGGAACAATTTCAATTGAATCAACAGAATTATGATTAAAATAATCATATATTGATGGTAATGCTTCTTTTATAGGTCTAAAGAAATTCTTTCTAGCTACACGCCAATGGAATCCCATTAATGCTTCAGCTATGTCTTTTTTATCCTGAGTAGATAAATTGCCTATATTGAATGTTTTTTCACCAACTATTAGATTGGATTTATCATCAATATACAATTGCTTTTCTTTTAACCAATCAAATGTTTTATCTGCAGTGGTTACTTTGGTAGCATCTCCAAATCTAACCATAAAGTCAATTAATTCTCCAGCAATAACTCCTGTATCTCTATATTCAGAGTTAGTATTAGTGCCATAATTGATTAACAAGTCAGCTAAAAACTCAGCTTGTTTCCTGTCAAATCTTTGAAGAGTTAATTGTAACGGTAGCATTTGATTTGACAAAGTATTGGATTTTGGTGGGTAAATAAACAATTGTCCACTACCTCCTTTACCAGGCAATTTTTCACCATTGGCTCCTATTATATCAGAATCTTTTACAATACCATCACTTATACCAAATGTTACTTTTTCTGGAGTAATGTCAGTGATTTCTGTTGGTACTTCTAACCCTTTTACTTCATGAATTGGTCTGAATACTGCTCTACCATCTTTTCTAACAACATTAGGTATTCCTTTGGTTCTAACTATTGTGCTAGGTACTACAGCTTCATCATTTGTTGCAGACTCTATTGTAGAAATTACTGCATTTCTGAATCTACGTAAATCTGCTATAGATAAATCATTAGCATTGTTAATAAGATTAATATCCTCTTCTGTAAGCCTTTCTTTAGGTATACTAGCTAACTTTGCTGCTAAGAAAGTTCTAGCTCCAGAAGGAGTTTTCAAAGCCATTGCATAATCGCCAGTGCCATGATGAATTAACATTATTATAGATGCAGAATCATATGTACTAGGATCATTTTCTTTATATGGTTTATGCCCCTTTTCTGTATAATCTTTATTTATAACAAACTCACAGAAACTATCATTAAAAAAGTTTGGATCTTTTATTCTCTCTGCTAATTCCTTGCCTGGCTTGGTACCAGGATAAATAGACGTCGTAGCATCAGGATTAAAGAACAGTGTATGAGATACTTTATCTTGTACCATTTCTTCAATTTCTAAAGATTCATCCAAATCTCTAGTCTCAGAGTCCATATCTGCTCTTCTGTTCATTTTAGATTCTGTAGCAATCTTCTTACGGGCCCATTTTACTTGAGATTCTTCAGTTACTTCAGGATTAGAAGTTTCATAAGTTTCAGATACTTTTTTATCATCCTCGTCTGAAACAGCTTCAGAATTTGCAAGATCTATCAGAGCTTTTTCATCAGCTCGCTCAAATTCTATTTCATCTTCTTCGTCTTCTTGAGTTTCAACAACTGGTTTAGGCTCAGGTTTGGGTTTGCTTTCAGTATCTTCTGTTTCCGGTTCTTTTTTTTCTCTTATTTTGGCTAAAGTTTCTTCAAATTCTTTGCTTAACTCTTCCAAACCTTTATTAGGAAACTCCTCATCTTTCTTTATCTCTACCTCTGCTACTGGTATCTTAGTATCAATGTCAGGAGTAGCCCTATCATCCATTATAGGAGTCTTTGGAGATTCAACCTTTTCTTGTTCTACTTTAGAAGCTACTTGATTATCTACTTGAGTTTCGTTGTTAGTAATAGGTTGTTGATTATCACTTTGATTAGCTGCTTCTCTAGACATTTCTTTTGCAGCTTCTGTTTCAACAACATCTTTTGCATTTTCTTCTACTATCTTTGATGATTCATCTGAATTGTTTATATAATTATCAATTCTTTCTTTTATCTTTTTACCTATCTTCTTTTTTGATTCATTAGAAGCGTTGTTGAAGTTTATAAGTTTACCATCTTCCAAAGTATTGCCGAATATTTCATTCATCTTATGCTCAGCTACCAAAAGGTCATGATTTGCAATCATTGTGTTGACATAACTATCAATACCTTTATTAACCAAATTTGGAGTGGCTATGAAGTTTGAACTGAATCTAGTACCTTCTGATAATTGATTTAGTTTAGCATCTATGTCTTTTAATATATTAGGTATTTCTTTTGAAATAGATTTACCAACAGCATTTGACTCATTCGTTATACCAAACTTTTGTTGATTTTCTTCTGGCTTAGATTCGAGTGCTGTTTTTAATTGTTCTAATGCTTGCTTTTGAATGTTTAACTTAGTTAATGCAACAGCAGTAAGCTTCTCTTCTGGAGAATAATGATTTAACATTTGATCATTTTCCAAAGTAGTATAGAAAGCATTGTCTGCCTCTTGTGCTTGATTGGCATTGTCAAGTGCTTCTTGTGCATCTATTGTAGCCAAATGTTGCAATCCAATTAAAGTATTATATTCAGTAGTTCCAGGATTGTATCCAATAGTCTTACCAATATTTTGGTTTACTTTAGATTTAGATAAACTGAAAATGTTATTTGCAGTAGCTATTTCATCATTTAAATCTTGTTCAGTAATACCTTCTGGCAAATTATACTTATAATTTTCAAGTACATCAAGTACATTTTGTTGATAATTCAACTTTTTATTTGCCATTTCAGAGTATGACATAGCTTTGATCATTGCATCTTTTTTACCAATGTGATCTGCAACTACGTCTCTTACAAAAGAATTGGCAGTCATATCTTTGTAAGTTTTCAATCCAGAATGATAAGCAATCGTAGGTCCCCCCATGTACAAACCTAATGCAAATCCCCCTTTTACATCATTCCAAAATTGTGGATCATTAGCTAATTCAGATTCAGTATCTATTCCAGATAATATTTTTGCAGTACGATAGTTTGCATCAGCTAAGCCCATTAAAGATTGAAATATGCTACTAGACTTTTTATCATACTTACCAGAAATATAATCATAATCAAATATGTCTTGGTTAGCTTCTTCAAATGCTTCTCCAGTAGCAGAGAAACCTAATCTACCAAGTGCTTTAGCAGCTTGTAAACTAGCATTTTTTACTGGAGAGTTATATGCAAGTCTGGCATTAAACCCAGTATAAGCATCTACAAGCTTATTGTATTTGCTTGCTGCAGCTTCAGTTAATTTTGTACCTGTTTTTAATAATGGATTTAAAGCAGTTTTAATTGGAGCTGTTATTATTTTACCCATAGCTTTGCCAAGAGGTGCAAATACTAAGGCAGATTGAGCAACATCCATAGCAGATAATGCCATGTTATTATCATAAACCCTTTCAAGTCCATCTTTTAATGATCTTTTAGCATTTGCTAATGCCTTATCATTAATATTAATTTCTCCAGATATTACTCTATCAATTATCTCATCATCAGATATTTTAGAAACATCTATATTAGGATCTTGTTGTTTTAATTGATTTCTACCAATTTCAGCATATTGCTTGATATCAATCCCTTGTTTTTTTAAATCATCTTCAATTCTAGATCTATATGCACCATATACTTGAGCCAAAGACTCTCTGTGTCTACTATAGATATTTCCAGCTATACTAATTGCTGTAGCTGCAATTGCACCACCCCATCCAATTAAATTTGATGCGGCTCCAATTCCAGGAATAGCATTCAATGCCCCAGTAGTAGCATAGTGTCTACCTAACCACAAAGCTCCGGTAGCTAAAGCATCTGCGATATAACCATCAACAGTTGTCATAGAAGAACCTGTTAAACCTGGACCAGCGTATAAGAAATAATCTGGGGAATACCAAGGTTTATCTTGAGCTCTTTGTTCCTTTATTCTAAATTCAGAAGACGGTGTATAATTTTCAGATCTATCTCGTAAGTTAGAGTATATATTATTTATTTCTTCATTTACTTTAGATCTTTCTTCTTCCCACGATTTTCTAGAATTACTTAGATATTCAATTCTTGCATCAATGTTATCACCTTCTTTTTCACCATATTTAGACAAGATGCTATCGTATTGCTCTTGTCTATCTGCTAATGTTCTTTGGAGTTGAAAGTATTCAGATATTGCATTTTTGTATTCTTCAGAATTCTCATCCAAAGTAGGAATAGTATTTTCAAGATTTTTAAGCTTTTGCTTATCACTAAGAAAATTCAATTCATAATCAATATCATCTAATACGGGATTTATATCCTTAGCTAATTTAGCTCTTTCCGACATTAGATTGATTTGATCTCTACTATTCATAAAAGTGGTCCATGCATCTTTTAAGTAGCTCTTATCTTTAAGAGTTTCCTCTGGATTTTCTTTGTCCAATAGATACATTTCTTCATAATCATCAACTGGAGTTTGTTCCAATTCACGATCGTACCCTGTTTTAATTTTTGTTAAAGGGGAATGCTGTGCATTTACTTGCCGTATGGCCGCAGTAGTGGCATTGGTTTTAGAAGGAATTAAACCAGCATTGTATTTGTCTAATATAGATGTTTCCATATATTATTGTAACAGATTAAGCATAGTTTGATAAAGTTCGATATCAGAAGAATATGATTCGTTATATGAACTATCATATAAATCATTTTGTAGTTTAGACCCACCATGTTCTTTATTGACTTCTTGATCAAAAGTCATTCTCGTCATACCATGTGGATCAATTGGTTCCATTGCATCAAATGTAAAGTATTCTCCAGTAAGAGCTGCCCCACCTCTAGTGTCAGAGTGACCCCATGCATCTTCTATACTTTCACCTTTTATTGGCTTAACACTTAAACCAATTTCAGATGTTAATCCCATAGTTTTATTTACCATCTCTTTGAAACTATCAACATCATAGTTAGCATTTCTTATAGACTGGATAGGTATTTTAACACTAATTCTTTGAAACAACTGTGGTTGACCGTCAAATTCACCTACCATTATTTTATTTCTAGGTACTTTTATAATATCTTGGAATACTCCAGATTTTAAGTCTTCTGCAAAGTTTCTGTTAAGTCTTGAATTATCCTGAACAGTGTATTTCACAGAGGGCACTTTCATTACTTTGTTTACAAAGTCTGTAGATAATATTAACCCACTAGTATCTGGGATAGTAAATCCATTAGTTATAGCATCGTTACTATTGATTTCTACTTCTTTGGAAGATTTTATTTTGTTATAACGATTCATAACTAGTCCTGAAGTAGGATAAGTAAGTTCATTCAATACTCTAGATGCAGTATCATAGTATAATGGTAATTTTTCTTGTTTTACCCCAACTGCTGGGAATATATCAGATTGTTTAGCAAACATATCTCTAACATCCTCTGCATAAGCATTTGCCATAGCTTCATTGCTGTAGTTCTTTGATGCAGATTCTTGATATGCTTTATACATGGTGTTGTATTCTTCCGGAGTAATAGCACCTTGTTCTAAGGCATTAGCAGCATCCATTAAAGTTTGTATCATAGATGCTTGGCCTTCTATAAACGATCTTGTTCTAGTTAGATTTGGATTATTTTGCATTTGACGCTTTTCTTGAACTACTGCGTCATTATACAATTTAGTATAAGCATCTGGATAATCAGTTGGTTGTTCACCATTTTTTCCTTTTCGTATAGCTGCAACTCTTAAAGCTTGTTGTCCTTTCAAAGCTTGCATTGCATATGGGTCTACTGTAATATTATTTCTAATGTATTCTTGATTATCTATATATGCTCTTTCCATAAAAGCATTTGCAGCATCTTCAGCAGTTGCTCCAGGGTTCTGTTTTAAGTACACTTGCATATGCATTTGAGCCTCAGGAGTAGATAGTATACCACTTTTATTTTCATCCAATATTTTTTTAATTTGATCCCCAGTTACACCAGTATGAATAAAACTATTGGATCTACCCAAATAGCTATCTTTAAGATTATTTACATATTTGTCTGTAAGATCTTTTATTGATTGATAACCTAATGGAGATACATCATTATAAATACCTGAAGTAAGTGTATTATAACCAGTGAAATCAACGTCATGCCATAAAGGATTGTATTTTCCCTCTAGCATTAAGCGTTGATTTACTTTTTGTCTTTCTTTTAAACCTTCAGCACTTTGACGAAGCATGCTTAGTTTAGCCCTGTCTACATTATTTATTGCTGAATATATTTTGGATCTCCCTTCTGCGGTTTTTATCATGTCTAAGTTTTTAGACAATTCTTCAGCCACAGGCAAAGCTCTACCATAAGTTTCATCATAGTATGCTTTTGTGTCAGCAGCGGATGGAGATTGAAATTCAGCCCATTTGTCCAAAGCTGTTGAATAATCTTTTAATGCTTGATCTACATTTTCTTTTGCCTGCTTCCCAAGTGTATACAATTGTTCAAATGGAATTGGAACGTATGTATTTATGAACTCTGCTTGTGCAGGATTGTCATATCTATTTACCATATTAAACTCTATTTCTAGTTCTTGTTAATAAATTATCCACTTGTTCTTTAGTAAATCCTTGACTTAAGAAATCAGCTAAGAATGGTAGTGTCATTTGATCCCTACTAGATTGATTTTGCATTAGTCTATTTACTTGAGACCATTTACCAAGTTGACTAGTTGCAGTTGCTCCAAAGTTTCTAGCAGCAGCTCTGTTTCTAGCATTAAGATCGTTGTACATATTTTCACTTTGTACAAATTGTTGTCCTAAATTATTAAGAGTATTTGCGTATTCTCCCAAGTAAGCATTGTCAGCATTTTGTTTAGTAGCGTACATGTTTGCATTAGAAGCATACTCATCAACAGCAGCTTGAGTTCTTGCTGCTAAATTAGCACCAGTATTAGCATTAATATTTGCTAAGTTATAATTTGAAATGGCCCTTGATCTACTGTTAGCTAATCTAGCTGGTTCAATGTTCATTCTACGTCTAGCCATTGTACTTCTAATTGCACCAGTATATGGATTTAATACTAATGGTTCTTCTTCTGGTCCTCTTAATGACTGCAAAGCATTATACACTGTAGGAGCCAATGATAACCAATCTGGTGAATATCCATTTTTTGGCTTACTGAGTGCACGTTTTTTAGTAGCTTCATCTGCAGATGCTGGTATATTTACTGGAGTAACAACATCATCCCAATCTATTGTCATACTAGTATTTACTAGTGGTATTGTTGGTTCAGATAATCTTTGAGTAGTGGTTTTAGTAATGTTGGGTTTGGTTGTCTGTTTGGTGGTTACGGAACCAGTAGTACTAGGAGTTTTTGTAACTTGTTTATTCGATGCATTTGTGTACGTGCTTGTTACAGTTGGTTCAGATTCAATCGGTCGAAGAGGTATGTCAACATAGATTGGCTCGTCGTTTGCATATGTGATTGCATCTACTGTTTGTGTTGGATATGAAAACCAAGCACCAGTAGTAGGAGAACCAATTGATAAAGGATTCATAGATGTACTTCTATTAAATACTTTACTAATGTTGGTGTCACCAGTATAATCCACAGAAGTGGCAGAAGGCTTTGTATTTCTTGCAGATTCTACAAATTTAGTTATGTTCTTGTTATTTATAAGAGGACCAAATATGCGTTTTGGAAAATACCCCAATGCTTCACCAAATTTATTTAATCCTGTACCAAGTTCATCAAATAAATCAGAGTATGCAGCGTATGTATCTGTGTTCATCTTACTTCTCACTTCGTCTACAGTTTTACCTTTACCATCTGCATATGCAGGTATTCCTTTTACTTTGGGTTTAACTCCTTTAGCAGCTTTAACTGCTTCTTGTTCTGCTAATAATTTATTGTAAGCTTTATTAGCATTTATTTTATTTAATCTGTTTGTATTTTCAGCAAACTTGTCTTTGCCTTTGCTAGGTTTCGTCATCTTAGATAATATTTGTCCTTCCTTAGCAAATGTGTTCTTTGTACCAGGTCTTTTAATTTTGTCAGATAACACAGATTCCAAAGTAGACGCATCAACTAAATGATTATCTGTGCCTGGTTGAGTATTTGGAACTTGAACAATATTTCCATAATCATTTCTAACTACTTCATTGTTGTCCAAGTAAGCTAAGTCTGGGAGTATTCCACCATTCTCGAATGTATATGCAAGATCATTATCATCCCAATATTCTCCTTCAGTTTCAGCTGCGGCATTCATACCTATTTTAGTTTTATTGAGAGTTTCTTTTCTGCGTCTTAACGCTTGCATTTGTTTCTTGCGTTTAATTGAACCAATAAGTCCACTCACTAATCCTAATCCACCACCAACAGCAGCACCAATAGGACCACCTACAGTGAGACCAGCACCGGCTAACGAAGCTGCACTGCCAATAGTACTACCTGCAATATCACCTGTTGAACCTTCTTCTGATAAACCAGAAATGGCAGAGCCAAATACATTAGCTCCACCAAGGTAGTTTGACAACTGATCCATGCCAAACGCATATGCTGGTATAGTCTTTTTATTGTTTTTCTTTTTCATATTATATCATTGAGTATCTATAAGCTGTGCTAATATATGGTACTTTAAATTCATTACCACCATTACAATCATACTTATAATTACAGATAAGATATTTTCCTTTCATCCTATCTTTGTATGATTTGTTAGCCAGTTGTTCTACTTCATTAAGCTTCAAAGAATTACGAGGGATTGCAAATTTATAAGTATCCTCCCTGTAATCAATATCTTCACTAGTTAATGTTTCACTAGTCTGTCTTTTTGTAGTAAATAAGATCAAATCAAAATTAGTATCTGTAGTAAAATCACCACCATATTCAACATTATCAAATGTTTTGGTTTGTGGATAATCTTTGTTAACTACAAATTCTATTTCAGATACCTTTGCTTTGTCAGAATCTAAATCAGCTTGTTCACCACCATTATATTTAAACAGTTTCAATGATTTAAATAAATATAGTTTATCACTAAACTCTGCGTAATAGTCTGGATTATAGTTATAGAATGAAGTAAATACTCCTAATTGTTCATTAAATGCTAATGTTTTATCTCCTAGAGTAAACAGAACTTCATTGTATTTCTTATCATATACTGCAATAGGATCTTTTTTAAACAAGTCTTTATTCTTATTCAAATAAGATTGAACTCCTTTTAATTTAGATACTGTTTGTAATTGACCATTAAAACCACATATCTCATTACGTTTACTATCATACCAGTATACGGTACTATCCGATTGAGTATTTGCTCTCAACTGGTTTGGACTTTTACCATTCATTGTAGTAAAGTAGTCATATCTGTCTAGTATACCACCAGTACCTAGAGTAAGAGCACCTGGGTTATTATCAGTTATAATAGAACGTTCATTTACTGCAACTGTGCCAAAAGCGTCTGTTTGCCAGAATACTAAATTGTTTTTAAATAACTTCATATCATTAATTGGTCCAAATCTAGTATCTACATCAAGATAATTGGCTACTTTGAATTTTGTCCATGAATCAGTAACTTCATTATTTGTTTTAAGCTCTGAAGATATGATACGAGTATCTGTTAATAGATTATCTATGTTATAAATAGATTTAGATACAAACTTCTTTGCATTAGGTTGAGCAGAATAAGCATCATTGTATGCATACGATGGAGTATTCTGAGTATATAAATCACCAACAGTAATTATATCGTCTTCTACAAAATGATTAGCATATCCATCACCAGCTTGATAAGTTCTATTTATAGATGAATCAGCATGAGTTAATGCTAGATTAACACTCGATTCACATGGTATAAAAGCACCTAAGAATAATCTATTGGCTTTATTGTTATAATAATCATCTGTATTATAACTAAACATACAGTTATTATAATCAAATATGTTTAGATATGTATCGCCACCATAGCACAGTACTGTGGAAACACTAGATTCAGCGCTAGCACCAGTAGTAATATATACAGAATTCTGTATAGCAGAGTATGAATTACCGCCATATGCATTTACGCTTTGCTTTATATTACACAAAACAACTGCATTGACATATCTGTAACTAGAAGTACTTACAGCTAGTGGTATATTAGCAACCATGTTATCACTCTTAAATATGGCACATATTCCATGAGGACCATATTTTCTAACATTGTTTGCATCAGTCTTATCTACTTCACCATCTCCTGCGGTTCTAATATTATCCCATACCCAGTTATAATATACTTTATCACCAATGGTTACTGCTTCAGCATTATACCAAGGCTGGTCACCATTCGTTAACCAAGGACTGCTCGGCCCTGCATATTTTGCACTTTCTACTGCAGCAGATTGAACACCATTTTCAACATATAAACCATAGTATTTAGCAAGTAATGCTGAATAGAAATCATCATTGTTTATTACTATTGCTCCATTAGCAACATAACCATTACTAGGTTGACCTTCTAATGATTTAGTTGGTCTTATTGTAGAACCGTCATACTTTATAGATTTAGCATTTGCTAATACTTTTAGAGAACCATCTGTAATACCCCAGTCACCATCTGCAGTAATAGGGGATGTCATAACTCCTACCTTTTCAACTGTTTGAAACTTATCAATTAACGCATCTGCATTTTCTCTGTTAATCGCTATCTCTGGAGACACAAACATGAAATAATTGTTAGATTGTGTATCTGATAAGTTAAAAGTATATTGAAAATCTCCATCGTTATGAGTCTTTGCATAGTAACCATGCTTATTTGAATAAGCTAGATATGGGAATGGTGTTAAGATGTTAGAATCTCTGTCATAATTTGTAATACAACTTACTACACCTTGAGCTAATATAGTTCTATCAGACAATGTTCTTTCACATCTAACTATCTCGTATCTTACTACATCTGATGGTAAATTCTTTACTTCAAACTCAATACCAAGAGGTTTAGTAACAACTGATAAATTAGATCCATAATCACTAGCCTCATTGGAAGTAAAAAACTTATAACCAGAATCTTTATTAGATGGCATCCTTATATCACCTATCCAATGTACAGGGGATGCTAAACCTTGTTTATTGTATAATACAATACCAAATCTATAGATTTCATCCCTCATATATCCTTTTACTTTGGATTCTATTTCAGCATTAGAATAGTTTGGTATCTTATTACCAGATGATAAACTTATTGAATTTGATTTGTCATTTCCCTCGTAGTTGATATCTAGACTAGTAAGAGATCTTGATGAGGCATTAAATGTAAATTCTTCATTTACCATTCCTCTTGATGTGGTAGATCCATCTTCTAGCAAGTCTGTAGTAATAAACCTATAAGACACATTCTTACCTTTACCACCTTGTATATATCCTCCTGTTGGAGAAGTAGTGTATTTATAAGCACTACCATCAACATTAAATGGGCATATACAATCATGATCTTTAGGTATATTTGTAGTAGTTAATGCAGATAAAGCAAAGTTTAATGAAGAGCCAGAGTTAGATAACAATAATACATTGCCAGAAGAATTAGCTCTAAATGCTCTAGCATCATATTCTACATCCCATGTTTCCTCAGTAAGATTGGCAGCAAATAGCCTATTATCTTTAGATTCTATTACTTCAGGTATAAACGTATAATTAGCTAATGAATTAAATTCATCAATACTTAATTCTGATACTAAACTACCACCTTTATCTTCATAGTTTATTACAGAACCAGTTCCAATAACTATATCGTCTACTATGGATATTACAGGTACTTCATTCTTTGCCTTATAGAATAAGGAGATTATTCTAAGTCTATCAAATCCAGTGCTATTGTTTCTTACTTGTAGCTTTATAGACTTACCAGTATTCTGTCCTTTAGAACTTCCTTTTACAGCATTATAATTTGTCTTTTGATCACCATCACTCAAATGATAAAGAGGGGTAAGTGGAGATATTGCAGACTCTGTACCTCTTACTTTAAACAATTGATAACAGTACTGTATCATTCCAGATTCTAAACTACCTGTTCCAAATCCATTAAATTCAAATGGAGGTAATGTAGCCTTTGGTAGCATTACTATAGTATCCGAAGTAATAGATGAATTACTAGATATGTGATCATCATCCACATTGATTACTTTAATTTGTGAATGACCATCTGCCCAATATACTTTTACATTATTACTTGCTTCCCATCTACATACACTACTAATTGCAGCTACGTTGCTAGATGATACTTCTATATCTAAAGGCCTATTAGTTACCACTTTTGTTACAATTGGTTCTTCCTGTGATCTAGAAAAATCAATCCTATAGACATTATTATTGCTAGTACCATTAATTTTAGTAAAAACAATCGCCCAATCTCTTACTGTGGTAACGTGTATAATAGTTTCACCAGACAAATTTGAAGAAGGTCTGCACGCTAAGAACCCTTCTATATTCTGCATTGCTGCAAAAGAAGATCCTTCATTTGTTAATATGCGAATGTTCTCTGCATATATATACTGGTTGTCTTTCAATACGGAATAATCTACGTCCATACTAAGACCCCCAGAAAATGTATTTGTTTGTCTAGTAGCGTTCATTTGCGTTATAGATTATTTGTCTTTCCCCAGTATGTGAATAAAAAGTATTGTGATCTCTAAATTCTGGAACGATTTTATTCCAATTATTTTTAATAGACTCCATACCATCTTCATTTGGCATCAATGCCTCAGCATATGCTTGGTTTCTATAAAAATTCCAAGATCTTCTAATATCGTAGTACACTTCTCGATTTAACTTACCATTCAAATACTCAGGATACTTCAGTTTCATTGTAACATACCAGTATATAGCCTCAGTATAAGAAGTTAAATCTGGTATTAAAGCGTATCCATCTTCATCAGTAGGTATCGCACTGTATGATAATTTTAAGTAACCTGATGGAACATTACACATTATAAATCCAGGTTTGATACTATATTGCAATCCACTACTAGGATTTGCTGTATTGAACCCATCGTTATATGTACGTTCGTTTATAAGATTTGAAATAATTGTACGTAGATTTTGATTGGTATTTAGTAATTCTAAAGCCTCTGTTTTATCTATGTTACCAATCATATCCACTACCAAGTTAACCATTGTATCTTCTTGTACGATCATGTTTGGGTCACAATGTTCACAGCAATTATTATGACGGCATTCCTTTTTGTGGCCAAGTTCATCATAACAACCACAATTGCAACAACATTTGTCATGTCCCCAAACAGCAAATGAACCTGTAGCTTTCCTCATAGGAAACCAAGGTCCATCACAATTGAAAGAATATGCAACTTGATGTAATTGATGAAGATCACATGGTAACGATGCTTGATGTCCACACAGTTTTGTAATCGGAGTACCATCTTGACCAGATACTTTTGGAATAAACTGTGTAACAGCGCCAATCTTTTCAATTGCTTCTCCACACCAACTTCGTACATCTGATATACGAATGTCGTCTTCTTTCAAATCTAGATCAGCAATTATCTTAGCAATTACCGTTTTAATTGAAGTTAATTTTGTAATCATAATTCTCTATAATCTCTAATATGATTTTTGATAATCTGAGCAAGATGCCTTTTATTATCCCTTGTCATCACCAATTGATATTTGGTTTTATTTGGTGTTATCATATTCTGTTTATTCCAATATATTCTATATTTATAGAAGTTAGAATGTTCATTTAAATGATAAATAACTTTACCGGCTTTCTTGCTCTCAGCATAATCAATTCGAAGACTCTTTCCAGTATACTCTTTGGGTTTGTGTTTTACTATTTGAATGGTTCCCATTCTACATGGTAATTTAACCTCTTTTCCATTTTCTATTAATTCATCTCTAAGATATTTAAAGTAATCGTTTATTATATCTCTAAATACTCTGTATTCAACTTGATATAGTGGATTATCTTCTACATATTCTAAGTATGAATCATAAAAATTGTGTCCTGTATAAGCTTTTGTCTCCATTATTGAACTTTTACATCATTTGTACTATTGTTAGTAGTATCATTTGGCATTTGCAGCATCAAGTTTAATTCCTTACTAAAGATCATGTCTTTAATCGTAGGTATCATGTTTGCAGGAACAGGATATGGTGTATCATCCCTATCAAAACATTCACCAATTGATGTTGGGTCCTCTAGTACACCATCTATTCTTACATACTCTAGATGTTCTGGTCCCATTATGTACAAATGATTTCCTTTAAGATATGCAATATAATCATTGCATGTATATTTTCTATTAATTTGATACTTTGCTTTGGTTTCAGTTCCAACTTGAATCAAATTACCATCTAAGTCTTTTACACAAATTAATCCAGATCCAAAATGTAAATCTATAAACTTTGGCAATTCCTCATCAGATCTATAATCGTATCCATCTGTAGGGCAATTACGTACTTTAGAAATGTGCAATGGACCTATTGTTTGGACATACGATTCATTTATGTCTCTACCTTTATCCAAATCTTGTTTGATTAGATAAGCTCTGTATTGATGAATCCATTGTTCTACCTGTATACGTGATAGATTCTCAGACTCGGAAATGTTATTATCCCTAAGTATGAGAAATATATCGTCTATAATTGAATTTAATGAATTAAATACCATAATAATCTTCTTTGAATTAAAAAGATATGGGTTATTTTCTCTTAGTTCTTTACAGCTTTCCATGAGTTATTTATAGTTATTGTGATTTTTTCTTTATTGTTGTTTGCTTCTTCTAGTAATGCAAACAATTTATTAAATGTTTTCCTAGAATTAGAAATCCAATTTGTGTCTTTGCCATTCCATTCACCAACCCCAATACATCCTTCACTCTCTTCAGCTTTATTTAAACTATGAATTCTAATACCACTAAAATTGGGGACATTTAGTATCTCTGGTAATATTTTCTTAAACCTTGGTGAATAAGTTAATTTAACTTCATAAGTACCTTCGGATATTGCAGTTTTACCATAAACTTTTTCTCCTTCTGGTCTCACTCTATCTTCAAGAGTGTCTGCTATGTGTTCCCCATCAACATACAATTCTCCAATGGTTGCAGAACTACCTAGAAAGATTCTATTTAATTTTAATTTCATTTTATGCAGCTGGCGTTTCTAATGCAGCAACTCTTGCTTCCAAAGCTTCATAATCACCTTCTAGAGTAGTCAATCTAAGATTTAAAGCTGAAATCAATTCTCTTACTTCATTATCGTTGTAATTAGATAGACCTGCAAGTTTAGATTTTTCAGCTGTTGTATAATCTTCAGTAGATAATTGCTTACCTTCCACTTTGTCTACTTTGGATTCTTTAAGAGTTTCCACATCTTGTTTTAAAGTACTAATGTCTTCAGTAGCTTTGTTATTTACCAAAACCCACTTGGTACCGTCAAAATATTTCAAATCTCCACCATTTGCATTAGATGATAAATCTGCCCAATATTTAACAGAAGCAGGGTTGGGTTGAATTGTACTAGCTAGGATATCGTATTTGTTATTGTATAATGTGCTCATATTGTTTAAAATAAAAAAAGGTTGACTAAATAGCCAACCTTTGTGTTTTAGATTTCTTTTTTTATTTCTCCTTCCGGTTCTACTTTTTTGTCTTCAGTAGAATTAGGTGGAGTGTTCTTTATTACTTCCGGACGAACAGCAGATACGTTTTGTAAAAGTTGTTTAAGCTCTTTCACTTCAGCTTTTAAGTCATCAAGTTCTTTGAAATCTTTTGTCACATTGGTTGTTATGTCCGAATTTATATTAAGTATTTTTAAGATGTCTTCACATCTCCGCATTTCCTCATCAATCTTACTCAGGCTCTCCTTCTTGATTCTGCAATCTTCTAGAGACTGTCTAACCATGTTAACAATTTGTGATTTTTCTGTGGCTATAGTAAGACCAATGGATGAATCTGTCATCATTGTTTTATCTTCAGATACTGACAGTTTTCTTTGTTCACCATCACACGAAATCACTAGATCCACGAGCTTGCGTCTATTTTGCATAGGCATCGGAAATTGTGTCGGTGGCACTGGTTCGTCATAGGGTTTTGATACACTGACTACCGTTCCTAAACTGTACGTTGTGTTCTTTTTAAAAGTACCTGTTATCTCGAGTACGTGTATTCTAGTACCCGACGTTAACTGAGAGAATGTCATATCTTTATAAATTTAAAGAATATGGGCAACTCTCATAGCTGCCCATATATCTTGATTAATATTTAGGCAGCTGGTGCAGGAGTATAATTCATCAACTGTATTACATTGTCACATTTATTAAAATATGCGATGTATCTGTTCCCAGCACTAACTTGTGAACCAGTAATTGGCTCACTTGAAGCATTTACTATTTGAAGCAGTACTTACAGAACCAGAAACCGAGATAAATACAGGTAGACTAGCTCCTGAAGCTTCTGCTGTGTGTCTAACTTCCAAAACAATTACACCTTCTTTGGGTAATCTACACCATACTTTAGGGCAGATACCTAATACTACATTTTCAGTGGATTCACCTATTGCTATAGTTTTTACTTTAGGTATTACTAGATCTAAAATATTTACGGTGTTATTTCTACCAAATGGATTAAATACGAAAGGATACATAATCGCCTCCTTTCTTATTAAGCGCAACAGCTATCACCGTATCCATAAGGATAACCGTAACCGTATCCATTCAACCCACCATTACATCCATAAGGATTACATGTTAAGTAAGCAGGAACTGGACAAGGTCTAATTTGACTTACGATATTAGAAGTCTGTTGTTGTAGCAATGCAGAAGATTGTAATGCATTCTTTTCGTCACGTAATGTGTCGATCTTATTTTGCATTTCTCTCATCTCTAATTGACAGAACTTGTCATTGATAATCTGAGTCTGAGCGTCTATCTTAGCACCAAGAATGTTAAATCTTGTAGCGTTTTCACTAGACAAGGTATTGAAACCTGAAGTAATAGCGTTCTGCAAAGTATTAGTTTGCTGACAGATAGACAATCTGTTATCAGCATTCATCTGAGTCAGATTCAAATTAACTGAATCAATTGAACGTTGAGTTGTGCAGCAACAGTCACTAATAGCTTTGATAACATTGCAGTCACCTGCGTTAACTGCATTAATTACTCTTTCTGCAGAGAAACCTACTTCACCACCAACTTTACCAATTGCATTCTGGATAGAACACAAAGCGTTGTCAATTGACTTAACGTCGCAGTTCAGATTAGTAGATAATGTATTGATTGCATCTTTATTACCATTGATTGCTTGCATCAATAAGTCTGTATTGTTGTTTTGATTACCCATAGCAGCTAAACGAGCGAAATCCGAATTTGTTTCTGCTTGGTTTCCACGACCGAAGCCATTTCCACCCCATCCGCCCCACATCCAGAAGAGCACGATGATGAAGATCCACCACCAACCACCGTTACCACCGAACATGCCATTACCATTGTTCATCATGGCCATTAAAGCAGCGGGGTCAAAACCTTTATTAGCATTCTGCATTAACGCAGCGATACCAGCATCAATACCACCACGGTCTTGTACAATAATTCTTTCGTTTTCTAACATAATGATTTATAATTTAATTGATTTATATATAATTTGATAATTAGAAATATCTAACAGATGTGTTACGTCTATCTCTGGATTCTTTATCACGGTCACGCATTTCTTTTTCACGATCCCCATATTCATACTCTAGTTCATAATATCTATTACGACCAGGTCTTTCATACTCGTCATAATATTTAGAGTAAGGATATCGGTAATCGCTTTCTTTATTTGCATATTCCATTCTACCAGAACGTCTTGCATAACGACCATATTCTTCTTCACGATCTCTGTGCATACGTTCGTATGCTTTATAATCGTTTTCTTCGTCGTCACACATAATGTACACATAGTAGTGCCACATCTTGCCTTCTGAAATGTCTTTGTCACAAAGCCAAGCTTTAGCTAATTCTGCGAAATATTTGGTATTTGCGCTACCAGTCATTGCTACTACTGCTTTATAAAAGTCTGAATATATCATATTCATAGCAACAAACCAGTCCCACTTGTTATGTTTCTCTGATTTTAAGTTTATGCCCATTTGATTGGCAACGGACGTTGTCTCTTCAACCGTCCAGTGAGGTCCTTTTGTACCATCCTCATTTTCCATACCCTCTACTGCGTAATGAGCATGTTCCTCATCAAAATGAGGGCCATTTATAGCTTCATACATATTTGCAGCCAATTCTGACTTTAAAATAGTGAAGCCTTTCTCCAACAGGCTACCTTCATGCTTCTCTAAAGCTGTTGCCAACTTATCTATAGCTTCTGTAGGGGATTGATGGCGTTTAATTTGTTCTAATAATTTGTTCAAATGCATAGTTTCAATTTATTTATTGATTAACACTAAATTGAAATGTATTGCAATTATTCTGATATATGTATTACTCTAGTATCTAATACTTGAATTAAATCATTAGAGTTTATAATTTGATATTTACTGATTTTATCTTTTTTAAAATCGAAGTGAATTAATCTTTGAAACCAATTCTTATAACGTCTTCTATAGACTTTATCTTCGTATACAAATAAATCTTGATGATTTAGTATTTCCATAGTATGTGTGAACACGCTATCTTTTCTAGCCACTGTGATAGTTGTCAATTGATTTGGTTTTAGCTCTACACAGAAATCCTTTTCTTTTGAAGGGATTATTCTTACTGTGGTATCTCTAATCACGGTCTCAGTGGATGCTACTTGACGTAGTTGCTTATCTTTGATCTTTAGCTTCTTTTGTTGATCCCTGGCGACCTTTATTAGACTGTCATTAGAATTTTTAAAATCATTTACTGTCAATTCCAATAACCTTGCTTCATTTCTATTTTGATTTGCAATATCTGCCCATACTTGAGCATTATTCATTGCAATCCCTACTTGTTTATCTAGGTCATTTACTTTCTTAGCAAGTCTGACATTATTAAACAATAGGAAACTAAAAATAACAGCAATAGCTATCTTTACTTTGGAAAATATCATTTTATCTTTTTTACAAGTTTCTTTATCTTTGGTAAATCATCTTTTTCTATTGTAATATCCAAATACTTTTCTCCTTTGCTCCGTATGAACTTACTGAAGATCTTCCATGGTCCAGTGGGGTCAATTGCTTGGAGATTTTCGATCATTGACCACAACTCAACTCCACAAACAATTCCTGAAAATCCTTCTACCAAATGCATGTCTATCGACTTTAATATCTCCGTGTCCATAAGATAACAACAAGAAATTATCATTGCACAATTTCCGAATTTCTTTAAAGTAGACCACAATCTTCTAGACTCAAACTTACCACCATGAGTAATTGATACCTTCGTACCAAGAATTGCGTCTAATAATATAAATACACATACTACAATTATTACTGTATGTATGGGAGCAAAGAATGTAGATAACCAACCCATTATACCAGAAAGTAAACAGGCAATAAATTTAATTGGTCCATCATTAACCAATTCTTTAAAGTAATTCACTGTAGCTACACTTTGAGCCGTTAATATAATATTATTTAGTCTTTGTAACATTACAACAATTTGAAAGAGGATGATTGAAAAACAAAACGCTAACCAATACAAGATTAGCTAGCGTTCTGATATCTTTTGACAGTTTATTTAGTAAACGTCAATAAGGTTTAAAAGTTCTTTATTTACAAATTGACACTATCCTAAGTAATAGCGGTTATTGTTAACCTAATTTAATTACTGGAAGTGCTGTATTAAGGGTTCTCTTTGCTACTGTATTGTATGCACCACCAGAAATATCTAATTGCCAAGCTGTAGTAGCATCTTGTTGTGAGGAAGACCAAATAGCTTTATAACCAAAATAAGAAAAGCCAAATGTATCAAATACCCAATCATTCAATTCTGACATGTACATGCGGATTATAATAAGTTCACCAATTGATGGTAAATACCAACTAGTGCCAATCGGTACAGGAGTAAACCTATATGCATATCCAGCAGCATACTCATTCGATCCAGCGACATTATGAAAAGTATTATGTAATGTTTCTGTATTTTGTCTACCATTAAGATCATCAACCCCAATTCCAACATCTGGTACTATAAAAGTATCAAAATTCTCAGGACACCACCTATAACCATTAGTTAGGTTTGGTCTAGGTGGTAGTAAAAACGAACCGTTGCTATCCACGATAGCAAACCCAAGAACTTGTGATATATTAGTGTTGGATAGTTTTTGAAATTCAAGAAAAGTATAAAATTTCTTGTCTACGTGATATACATATACTCCTTCTACTACAGGTAGACTTGGATACACTTTAGTATTACCAAGAAATATTGCATCAACCTTAGTTGTTCCTAACATTACATTTATTATATCTGTACTTCCTAACTTTATCATATTAACCTGTAATTATATATAATGTTGTTGCTGATTTACTTGATAATGCATCATATGCAGATTGAGTCATAACTCTAATGCTTGCTACACCAGATTCATTTTTAACAGGTGTGTAGCCTAGTGCGCTAGTTACATTACCACTGCTTAAAGAAATAGTTCCAGAAGAATTTGTAATGTTACTTCCAGTTTTTACTCCACCCAATACAGAACTGGTTGCCGTTGGCAATGAATAATTATTAGCATTAGTGGCTACACCATTTAATTTGGTTACCATTGCAGAACTCATTAGACCGTTAGCAGATGTGGTAGCAACTGCATATGTGGTATCTTTAGCAGATATACTTAATTGTCCTGAAGTAGGAGTAAGGGTTACATTACTACCAGCTACTACATTAATTGTTTTAGCTGCAGATCCATTAAAGGTATACAAATTTGTACCTTCTGTACTTCCTCCTGCTACTTTAAATATAAACGAATTAGCAACTTTTGATGCATTTACTGCAGTACCTCCACTTGCTAATGCTCCAACTTCAGATGCAGTATAGGTAGGTTTAGATGATCCAATCCAACTAGGTTTACTTGTAATTTCAGTCCAAGTATAAGTTGGTTTTGTACTAGCTTTAGCCCAAGCACTAACATCTGATGCTGGACGAGAATTACTTAGTCTTGAATCATTTCCTTGACAAGCCGTACCAGCTGTAGTACCATATGTTACACTAATTGTACCAGATGAGTTAGTAATACCAGTACTAGTTTTAACACCTCCTAACACAGATGAGGTAGCTGCAGGCAAACTGTAATTATTTGCACTAGCTGCAATACCAGCTAACTTATTTTTTTCAGCTGTAGTATAATCATTTGTACTAAGGGCTTTCCCTGATACTTTATCGACCTTGTTACCTAATGCTGAGTTCATTGCAGCAGTAGTTGCATAACCAGATAGATCTACAGTCTCACTAAGTTTATCCCATGTTGGTGTAGTAGATATAGCTACATAGTTTGCACCAGTATCATTAACATTGTAAACATCACCTATTGTTACATCCACAGTAGGTAGATTGGCATAACTAGCAACAGATCCTTTTACTCTATAAACACTACTAACTTTACTATCTACTTCAGCTTTTGTATATACATTACTTGCATTAGCTTTAGTAGCTAATTGTGTATCTACATAAGACTTTGTTACATCCACAGTAGGTATAGTTGGTTTATTACTAAGGTCTGTATAACTACCAGAAGTGGCTACTTTAGCTAGACTTGGTTTGCCAGTTAAGTCATTATATGCACCACTTGTAGCAACTGTAGCAAATTCAGGTTTACTTAATACATTATCCCATTCAACTGAGTCTGCCATACCACCACCAGTTGCACTAAGTACTTCACCATTCATAGTTAAACCTGAACCAACTTTAATACCACCTTTAATTGTGTCTGAAGCTGTAGGTAATGTGTAATTACTTAAACCGGCTAATTTGGTTTTCTCTTGAGATGTAAAATCATTAGAACTAAGCCCAAATCCATCCACCTTATCTACTTTACTTTGGATAGCTGTAGTATTAGCAGCAATAGCAGCAGTATTTTGAGATATTTTTTATTTATTTCAGTAAAATCTACTTCTGGTATATTGACTACTGTCCATTCCCCGTTTTGTCTAGCATATTGTTTACCATCTAATGGAGCTTCTGGAATTACTGGATTATTATCCGAACTTAGGTATGGGATTTTGACCCACTCCCCATTATTTTTTACTTTGATTACCATAATTAGATATTAAATATTTGTCTACCAATAGATTTAGCATTATCTCTACATTCTTGAAATGCTTGCCATTCTTCAAAGCGACTGCGTATTATTTCCCCATTCATAAATTGTTCAACCATATTAGACTTTAATGCTGCTTCTTCATCTGCACTATATTTAGTTCTAATAACTTTACTTACGAAAGATTCATAAGTTGGTTCTTCATTAAACTTTAATTCATAGTAAGCATAACCATGTATATCTTCAGAATTAACTTCTTCAATACCCCATCTAACAGCCCATTCATTCATTCCTAGGTATTCTATTACTTCAGGTATATGATCACCTTGTACTTTCTTTAATTCCATAACTACTTAATAATTTTTGTCTATAATCTTTAAAATTATAAGATCTCGTAAAGCGATACCATAAATTATGACAGTTTCCATATTTACACCATCCCCAATAAGCTGCTAATGCTGCTAGCCTCTTATTCTTACTTTTATAACTTAATTTATGAATAAACTTCTTTTTGATATCTTTCCTGAGTAAAGTATGATCATGGTAAAATACATAACCAATAAAATCTATACCTCTTGCTTCTACAGGAAATATCTGCCAATTACGTTTTACTTTTAATTTCAAGTTATCAGCTAGATATTTTTCAATCTCTTGTAAGCAATATCTTAAGTAATCTTTATCTGGGTGTAATATAACAATATCATCACGATACCTGTAATAATATTTTATTTTTAATACTTGTTTAATCCACCTATCGAACCAAGTCAAATTCAAATTTGCTGCAAATTGAGATATGTAATTTCCAATTGGTAAACCTTTTGGTGTAGAATAAACTACATGATGTAATAATCTTAATAGTTTCTTATCCTTAAATATCTTTTCAAATTGTGAGTATAACACATCTTGATCTATAGAAGGAAAGAACTTTTTAATATCTAATTTTAAACAATATTTTGTGCCTTCTTTATCAGCTTTTAAATCTCTTTTTAATCTTTTTACTCCATAATGAATACCTCTTCCTTTTAAACAGTTAAAGGTATCTGCAGTAAATCTACTAACAAGGTAAGGTTCTATAACATTCATTATAGCATGATGGACTATTCTGTCTGGATAATACGGTAGCCTATATATTTCTCTTTCTTTGTTACCACGATCGGCGATGATTGTATATACGCAGTATTCCGAAGTACGGTAAGTATCTTCTATTAATGCCTTTTGTAACCGGACCAGATTTTCATATGGGTTCCTGTCAAATTTTTTAACGCCGTATCTTTTAGTTTTACCTAGCCTAGCCTTCTTTTCAGCCCGGACCAGATTTTCATATGATATTATCCTGTTAAATAAATTGCCTATTCTTTTCATAAGCTATTTTGGTGGTAAGACCCGTTCGCCCAATACTACTAGGGTCTCTTCAAAGCACCTGTTATCTTTTACCTAGAGGTAAGGCTGATCTAAGTTCAACAAACATTTTTGAAACTATATGAAAGTATCTGTTAGTTCCAAAATTTCACTGATATTCGTCTATGAATTCGAGGATGCATTATTAGCATTAGCTACGAAGACTCTGCATTGAGAACCATTATCTGAATTACCTGACTGTTTTTTCAAGTATGAAATAATGTGACAGCAGTCTTACTATAAAGTCATCTCATAGTAATTCTTTTAGATCCCGCCCTTGTTATTAATATTTAATTATCTATATTACTCAGGACTATGCCTGCATTTTCTTAAATGTATCTGAATCAACTACAACGATCTTACCGTAAAAGGCTAACCTTGCACCGAGATGCGCCCACGAAAGCGAGGCCGCATGACCAGCATAAGCCACGAAGACCCCGCATCGAGAACCATCAGCCGAAGAACCCGACCGTAGGAAGATTCTATTTTCTGTTGGATTAAACCAACTATAGTCGGAATAGTAAGTAGTTTCAGATCCACCATTTGATGTAGGAAGTACGTCTCCATATTTACCTTGAGCTACAGTTTTAATCCATCCATTATATTCTTCAGTTGCAGCTGGATTAGGTTCATATCCTACAACTCTGATATTAGTAGCACCTGCTGCTTCAAGCTCTGCTACATCCTTATCTGGGAATGAGCCTCCATCATATACAACGTATTTACCTTTTAAAATGTTTATTCCTTGTACAAACTCCCACTTACTGTAATAGCAGTCTTCAAGCCCTAAGAAGTTAGTTGAGTAGTATCCAGTATCATTATTTACAGCTGCTTTCCCATCTCTATTACCTAAAGCCTTTGTTCCACCAGTCCAACCGTAGTCGTGTCTCTTAGTACCTCCTGAACAAGGAATAGCACTATTACTTGTACTAATATTAGTAGTCTTATAGTAAGCACAAAACATTCTAGCTATAGTAGCATGAGACCTATAATCACCAATACCATACATTGAACCATTTACCTTTGCTGCTGCAACGAACTGTGCTATAGTTTTAGATGCTGTTGATATAGAAGACCCAGTACTAGTCAACGCTCCTCCATTTTCATCTGAAATTATTCCTTCAAATGTACCTAATAATAATTCTGGTTCTTCAATATAGTCACTATCAATTTGTTGCTCAGATATGTATGTTCTCCAAATGCCAGGACTTCTTTCTATAGTTTTATGATAATATTTAGGAAAATGTACCATCAAACTCTCCTTTCTAACGGTTTCGTAAGTAGCACCTGTACCATCAGGCCATTTATTACTATCTGTTTCATTTAAATAACTAATCAATGCAGCATCATCTCCATATGGTTTAGCAATACATCTCTTAAACTTACTTCTTAATGATTCAATTACATTTCTATTACCACCTGTCAAACATGTTGTAGATGAAGCATTTTCATTGTTTTCGTACCAATATGTTAGAGTATCTTCTAGATTAGAAGCAGTTAATGCAGCATCAAGTTTAGTCTTATCAGCAGCAGACATTACACCA